CACCCATTTCTCCTTGCATTCTCTTTACAGTAACTTTTATTGGCATATCCTTGGGTAGAAGCACCAACTACTTCTCCGTTTGGAGCTATTCTTTTCCATGAAAAATGCCAATGAAATTAAAGACAGGGTATTGAAATACGTGTACAACATAAAACAAGAGCGTTCATATAACAATGACCTGGTTGGTATCTTTGAAAGGTATAAAGATATAGCAGACGGTGATATGGAGGTAGCTATGAATTTTATTAAGGAGGCCTATCCATTCAATGAAGAAACAGAATCGTTTATCAGGAAAAAGTTTGACATGCCTATGCCGGACGAATCAAAAGAGTAGTAATTAAGCTAAATTAAATCATTTTGAATCTTTTTTATTATCAAAAGACATATCTTTGTCCAAAAAAAACAAACAAAATGGAAGAAAAAGAGATAAAAGAAGCTATGATTGAAGCCCTGACGCACTTAGAGGGGTGTAAGTATTTCGTAGCCACGATAGTAAATGAAGAGGAAAGAAGATTTGATATGAGCCTAAGAATGTCACAGCATCAATTGGCGTTAATTATAAAAGGCATCTTATCTAATAATGAGATGATGATGATGGATGTTTTGCAGTGGTGTTCTGAAAGATTTAAAAATAGTATAGAGAAAGGAAAGAAATCAACTAATTAAATATTAATACAATGAATCGCTGGTTTGAAATTACGGTAAAAGCCGAGATTGATAATATCGAGAACGGCAAAAAAAAGAAAGTAACTGAAAAGTATTTGGTAGATGCCTTGTCTTATACAGAGGCAGAATCAAGATCTTTAGAGATTTTCAAGGATTTATTTCAAGTGTTCGACATTATTAAAATAAATCCTATTAAGGTGTCGGAAATCTTCTTCAACGGAGAAGCTGAGTACTGGTATAAGTGTAAGGTGAATTACATTACACTGGATGAAAAGAAAGGTAAAGAAAAGAAAACGCCATGCTATATGTATGTCCAGGCCGGCAATCCGAAAGACGCTGAGGCTGTGTTAACTAAAGGTATGCAGGGCACGTTAGGAGACTGGAATTGCGAAGCTATTGCTGAAACGAAGATCATTGATGTATTCAAATACGATCTTCAGAAGGGAGCTGAAAAATTAGGCGAGAAGAAGAGTGAAGAGTAAGGCTGATGTAGTTTCCAACATAGCGCTTGTTGTGGCGATAATATCATTGCTTTCAGCAGGCGCTTTCTTTCTGATAGTGATTAAGACAGACGAGGTATCTAAATTATTAATGAACGTACCTTATCTACTGGCTTCAGCGGGATTGCTCTTTTCAATAATATCATTATTATTCGAATGGAAAGCAAGGAAAAGAAGCTATACGTCTGCGAACGATGCGGACGAAAAGTGATGATAAGAAGTCATGGCTTATGCCAGGCTTGTAGGAGCAAAGAGTTGACTCCGAAGAAAAAAAACAGAATTACATCCATTAAAAACAGCAGCAAGAAGAAAAAGTTAGAGAACCCGGATTTATCTGGGTTTTTTCGTCTTATGTTGGAGGAGTTGGGTAGCATTCGAATGTCTATGACTGGTAAGGCTATTCATTTTCCTACAGTATGTAACGTCTGTCACATACTTCCAAAAAGGATATATAAGTCGGTTGCCACTTGCAGAGATAATATAGTTTTTCTACATGAATCGGAGCATACGGTATTCGACATGTATCTTGACCGGATGGAATTTGATAAACTTGAAACAGAATTTCCTTTTGTATGGAAGTATGCGGTAAAGAAGGTGCTGGATATGGAAAGCAGGGGGATGATTAAAGAAAGAGGTAGATTAATTATTGAAATAATTGACAGATATGAGAAAGCTTTATAAAATAAGAATAGAAGCTGACAATGAAACTATCTTTTATGCTCACATACAAAGAGAGAGTTATGGCAAGGATATAGCTATCGCAGTGAAAGATAGAGATAAAGATGAAGTGGAAACAGTGTTACATTGTATTAAAGAAGAATTGATTAGAGGAAGATCATGAAAGAGAAGATAAAAATATTGACAGATTTAGGGTTTGCGCCTATGGTAGAAGGAGAAGGAAATACGTTGTTTAGAATGAACGATGTTGTGATGTCGGTGTCAGATCCTAACCAAACACCAGAGCAGTTGAAGAAGGAGGTTATGTCTTTAATAAAGAACAGAGACATAGCAGAAAAAGGTGGACAGGTTCCAGTAGTTGAAGAGCCGGCGCCTGAGCCAGAGCAGGCCCAGAAGGAGGAACCGGAAGCTCAGGCGGAGGAAGCCGCTCCTAACCCTGGAGAAGAAGATTCGAATCCGTTTATAGAAAATCAGGAAACATTAGAGCCATTTTATATCTGCGATGAGTTGAAGAAGATTGAGACTCCTAAATTCGTAAGATTGACATTAGACGATAATCGTTTTTATGTAAGGAAGATGGATGATGGGACGGCCAAGATATATGCTTCGGTAACAACTTTAATCAAAGATGGGTATGTAGATGATAAGACCGCACTTCAGGAATGGAAGCAAGAGATGAAGATGCTTGGTCGCAATCCGGAAGAGGTGGCACAGTATGAAGCTGATAAGGGAACGATCATGCACTACTTATACGGATTGTACCTAACAGGTAGAGATATGGTCTTAAATCGAAGTTTTATAGTTAAGACAGTGCAAGAAGGTAAGCTGAAGATATCTAAGAAAAATCTTGATCGGTTCTTTAACAGTATTGATGATCTTGATGATATGATTGTCAGAATTATGAGGTTTGCCAAATTTTGTTCGGAGTATAAGGTTAAGCCGATGATGATTGAAAGAATATTGTCATTAGAAGACTATTTGGTAGCTACGCCGATAGATGCGATGGTTAAAATGACATTCAAGTACAAAGAAGAAGGTTATTTTGGAGCCGTGTATCAAAGGGCCACAGGGCAGTTCAAAAAAGGTGATCCGAAGAAGGAGGTAAGAGACGTGGAGAAGGAAGAAGTGGTTATTCTCGACTTTAAATCAGGGGGAATATGGGAATCATATGCATTTCAATTAGAAGCTGAAAGAAGAATGGTTAAAGCATGGTATGGGATTGATGCACGTATTATGAACTTTTCTCCAAAAAGCACGAGCAGCAAAGGATATACGCTGAAAGAATGGACAGAAGACAGTATAGCACTTGAAAAGGCGGACTGCGTGTTCCAACAAGGTATGTTGAATCACCTTAGAAAAGATAAGAAGTTCAAAGTGAGAAAAGGAGTGCTGAATATCAATAAGCCGTACAATGAAGAGGATCATACGGTCGTGTATGATATTGCAGAGGAAATGTCTAAAAGATTCATAATATGAACGATATTGTTATTCCTGAAGGAGATTATATAGAAATCGTAAAACCGATATGCATCAATCCTTTTGGTGATTATTTTATTAACATCAAAAGGGGTTCAAGATTAAGATTATCGAAAGATTTGAAAATAGGAGATAAATATGCAATATGTGTACTTGCATCTCATAAGAAATATGGCAAGACCATCGAAATAATAATGCCTATATTGGTCAGAAATACAAGAAGAGTATGAAAAGAAAAATTAGAAGAACAGGAGAGATAATAGAAGTAATCACTTTCAGTAGCTCAACTACAAGAAGCGACCATGACAGAATACAGTTCTATGATAATAATGGGAATGTGATAAGTGAGAGTTTAAATTTTTATCTCGATACCCTTCCTGTAAATGACGAAAACAAAGATGTAGACTGGGAGCAACGTAGATTCGATCTTATTAAGGCTTATTCTATTGAGTTTGTTAAAGCACAAAATAGAAAAGGTGAAATAGATTGCGGAGTATATGTACCAGATGTGGTGTCATGGTCTATAACTATAGCAGATAGAGTCATAGAGGCAATGAGAGGAGTTAAAAATGCTTGATTTTAGAAAATACGAAAACGTACCCCGGTTTCAACTTGACCGCAGACCCGGCAGGAGCCGACTGAAGCTAACCTGCCCGGCCTGCGGGAAAGGCCGGTGCCTTACTCCTTATATTGATGTGGCAACAGGTCAGATTGTTGGAAACGAGTTCGGAAGATGCGATCATGAACGGACTTGCGGTTACGATAAACGACCTACCGGCAAGGATGTAGGTGACAAAGATCTTTGGATTTCTGGGAATAAGTGTATAAGAGCTTATCGTCCTCCTGTAAACCCTGATGTCGTAAATTACATACCTTTTAGCGAGTTTGAGAGGACTGTGGTTCCAGATGATAGAAATACTGTATTTAGATTTTTATCGTCTCTATGGGGAAAAGAAAGGGTATCTGACGTATTTAGAAGATATCATGTCGGAACAATGGACTTATGGGGATGGAAAGGGTGTTGTATATTCTGGCAGATAGATAAGGACTTTGTATGTAGAACCGGCAAGATCATGGACTTTTATATAAAGACCGACAGCCAGGGGAATGAGATTGATGTAAAAAGAGTGAAAGAAAAAGACGGTGACAATGAGCGGCCTCATATCATGTTTTATCACTCGTTGCATGCAAGGGACTTCTTGTTTAGACAATGCCTGTTCGGAGAGCATCTTCTAAGCCAGTATCCGGATAAGGTGGTTAATCTGGTGGAATCAGAAAAGACGGCTATTATATGCGCTGTGAATAAACCAGATGAATTATTTGTGGCCACCGGAGGGTTGCAGAATCTAAGGCCGGAAGTGATAGATGTTTTAAAAGATAGAAAGACTGTAGCTTTTCCGGACAAAGGACAAGCATTTGATACATGGAGTAAAAAGATAGATGGAATGATGATGAAGTCAAGGATAAAAGTATCGGACTATCTTCAAAATGTTGAAAATGTAGGAGATGGAGATGATGTGGCAGATTTAATAATTAGTAACAAGGTAAAGGAAAAATATCATGAGCCTGGATGTTTATATTAAGAGTAAGAAGAAGGAAGAGGATCGTGAATGGGTTGCAAACATCACCCACAACATGAACAAGATGGCACAAAGAATATTCGTATCAGAAAATAAAGAAACGCTGTACGATTATGTTTGGAGACCAGAAGAATTGTATAGAGAAATATATACCAATGAGATGAAGAATGTACTTACAAAAGGTATATGTATTATGATCTCCAAGAGAAAAAGTCTTTTGAGATACGAGCCGAAAAACGGATGGGGGTCTTATGATTCATTTCTTAAGTTTCTTATCGAATATAAAAAGGCGTGTGAAGATCATCCGGGTTATATAATTGAAGCAAGTAGATAACATGGAAAATTACAAAAACACTTTAAACGAGGTAGTGGTGATCGAATCATCACCAGAAACGTATTTTGTTTACGCTATTCGTAATGCTATTCGTATCTCTAAATGTGCGTATCCTACTGCCAAGAAAGTAATATTAAAAAGAGAAGGGGTGGAGATTGAGATTTCCGAAGTGGAAACCGAAAAAAGCCTATATGATAAGTTTAAAGAAGCTCAAAAAGATAAAGTATGGAACTCTCTGAAAAGCAACAACGGGTTTTAGCCGGAGAAATATGCCCTTATTGTGGTAGGGAAACGAAGCTGGTTAATGCCGACGAAATATATAAAAGAAAAGGATTAGGCATGGTAATGATGTGTAAGCCGTGCAATGCTTATGTAGGTGTACATGGTACCGGTCCTAATAAAGGTAAGGCGCTGGGCAGGTTGGCAGATGCTTCGCTCCGATCTCTTAAGATGAGGGTTCATGCTGAATTAGATAGGTTATGGGTTACACCGGAAGAAAGGAAGAAGATGTACGAAGACCTATCTGAGTTTCTAAATTTACCTCCTGAATATACACACATCGGTATGTTCGGAGAAAAGACGATGGGGAAAGTATTTCAGTTCTGTCATGTAAATAAAAGCCGGTCCGGTTCTAACATTGAATGGCATAAGCCGGGTGATGAATGTCAGAACAAAAACAGTAAGATCGTATGTGGAAGTAGTGCCTGTCATGGCTGCCCATCGTACTTACATCATGACAAAGATGGGTATGTTTGGTGTGACCCAGATATGAGTTACGGCTTTTTAAAGTAGGAATCTGTTAATACTTATCTTTGTATCATTAACTTTTAAAATACAAAGAAATGGGACGTTCAACAGAGTACTACAGGACTCATTCTGAAGCCAGGAAAAAAAAGGCTAAAAAAGATAAGGAGATAAATGCCAGACCAGAACAGAAAGCCAAACGCCGGGAGCTTGGTCGTAAAAACTACGAAACGGACAAAAAGAAAGGCAAGGGCTGGAGGAAAGGTAAAGATTGTTCTCATACCAAGAACGGTCTTAGGTATAAATCAGTAAAAGCTAATAGGGGGTCCAAATCGGATACAAAAGGTGACAAAAATGCAAGAGGAGATAGCAAATAGGATAGATATAAGAAGGATATTCAAGACCTCTAAACAGGTTATGGAAGAGGCGTATGAGAATATCTTAAAATACAGGCGGGGAGAGCTTATCCCCGCTAAAACCGGATACGATTATATTGATGAGGCTTTGCTTGGAGGTATTTTTCCTCAGCATGCTATTGCCATAGGAGCCCGGCCATCTGTGGGTAAATCGTATGTGGCCCAAAAGATATTGGAAAATGTGATGAATCCGATGATCAACCCGCAAGCAGAAGATTATTTTCTTGTCAATTGCGAGTTCGAAATGAATCCTCAAGATCTTCTTCTTCGTAGAATGAGCCAGGATATGAAAAAGAGGGCTCCTGAAATATTAAGAAGGCAAGATTCTAATACAGTAGAAGAGATGAGGATGTTTGAAATCCTTCAAGGTGAAATCAGAAATAATATAATATACATCGATGCTCCGTGTACGGTAAAAGAGTTTGAGGCGGCTGTGTATCATATAGCTACCAAACACAAAGACAAACGTCTTATAATATTTAAAGTCGATCATATTGCTTTAATAAAAAGAATGGGGTTAGATCCTAAGTCGGCTATAGATGATTTGGTGGCGGTTATGAATGAGGCTAAATTAGTATATAAAAACATATTTTTCCTCATTATATCCCAATTCAACAGAGAGATAGAAGGAAGGATAAAAAGCCCACAAGAGCAACCTCCGCGTCTTTCTGATTTTTACCAGTCTGATACGCTGGGTCAGTTATGTACGTTAATGATAGGTTTGCATAATCCTCGTCGGTACGGACTGGATAAGTATATGATATTTGGGAAAGATTGGTATCAGACTCTTGATAGGTTTAAAACTGAAAACAAAACATCATTCAGGACAGCCGGACTGGTGTTTCATCATATACTGAAGGTAAGGCAGGTTAGTATGGAAGAGCTTACTAACACAATCCACCCAGAGATTCTGCCGGGGCATGGATGGATGTACGGGGAGGGAGGTACGAAGTTCGTGAACCCCAACCAGCCGCCGACGCCGCCCAAGCTCTATACTGTGGAAGACGTTACGGACAATCAAGAACAAGAGACAAAGGAAGAACAGTCAGTATATTAAAAAAAAGAAACGTATGAGACTTACTGTAGAAGAAAACGAATACCTGATAAGTAAGTTCCTTTTGGTTCTTACCGAATTTGCAGGGGATGAAAGAGAGATGTTTTTAATCAACTCCATACACGACAAGGCGGTGGCGGATATGAATTATCGTCTTCCGTCTTTAATAAGCAGAGAACGCAAAAGACGAGTCATTGAGCTCCTTAAAGAAGGAACCAGAATAATCAAGGACTTTTCCGGCTATGCAGGTGATATGGGTATGATTAACGAATACGATCGTCTAAAGAAAGAAATAGGAACCGTCCAAGATCAGCTTGGCGACGTAGAAGGTCAACTTCGGGCAGCCGGCGAAGTAATCAAGAAAGAGCTTGATATGATTGCTGACCGAATCAAAGAAGATCTTCTTGACCGAGAGCTGGCTAAGAGTAATGCCGAGGCCGAAAGAAAAGCCAAAGTAGATCCGAGATATGAAGTAGCTTTAGGTGATTATAAGGAGATGCTGGAAGTGATTTTTACAACCAGAAACAAGTATTCTACGGTAGATTCTGTACATGACGATCTTCGACAGTCAGTATCTACCGGTAGAAATTCGATTATTAAAGAAGGGTACAACAGTTAAAAACAAGGAGGGAATATGGAAAAGAAGGAATTTAAAGTAGGAGAAGTGTTTACTGCCGGACTTGTAAGATTAAAATGTGTGGAAGGTGATACATGCGATAGGTGTATATTCGAAAATTACAATTATTGTTCATGTATAGACATAATTATTGATCCATGTGAACATGTTGATAGACAAGATAACAAGAATGTTATTTTCATTAAAGCTGATTAAGAATGTACATCAATTTCAGACAACTTGCAGCATCAGACATGACTCCTAATGATCTTGCTAATCTTCTTGCCATAAGACAGAAGGATTCGGTTATGATCGAAGCCATGCCGGAAGAAGATGCTGGGAGGTATATAGAGCTTGGCCTGGTTGAGAAATTAAAATCAGGCGTGATGAGATTAACCAACAAAGGAACGTCTTTTGTAAATTATATAGAGACACCGGAAATGACAGACGAGGTTCTGGAAACGTTGAGGATTATGATAGGAATGTACGAATCATATTCAAAAGACATAGGTGTCAGCAGAAAAGAAGCAGAATCCAGATTGTGTTGGTTTATGGGTAACACCTCATTCAAGAAAGAGGTCATACTTCAGGTAACGGAATCTTATATAGCAGAGTCAGGAGATTATACAATGAGCTTATGCAACTTCATATGGAAACCACCTTCTCAGGCTTTTTCAGTACATATGAACCTTAAAAATTCAAAGCTCTTTGACTTAATAGCTGAAAAATTTAAGATCGCTACCGAGCCTTATTTGGAGTCTAAGAAGAATAAGGAAATGGATTGGTTGTTTGCCGTATCTAAATTGCCTACGCCGCCGGCTAAAGGCAATCCGGATTATTTGTTTACCGGAAGTTCTGAAACAGACAAAGAGCGATTGAAAAACATAAAAACGTATTTATTTAACAAAATTAGAAAGCAATGGAAAAAGTAAGAATCAGAAAGATAATAGAGGATATAATTATTACTCAGTTTCTTAATTCGGAAATAGATATAGTTCATGAAGAAGATGTGACGTTTAAAGAACTTGGATTAGATTCTATTGATCGAATTGAGCTTGATGTGATGGTGGAACAAAAATTCAATATTGTTATTATTGATTATGATATGGAGACCATCAAAGATATGACTGATCTTGTTTACAAAATAATAACAGAAGGGTATGGGAAGTGACATAATTTTATGCATGGCTTTAATAGCGTCATTTGCTTTTGTTATACAGTTTTTGTTATCGATATTAGGATCTGATCTGGATACGGATATTGACATTGACAGTGCTTCTGATTTAAGTATGTCTTTGTCGGACATTATATCATTCAAGGGCATAACACATTTTATTCTTGGATATAGCTGGACTACCTACTTTTCGGGTTCCCATTTAGTAGGGGTTGTGATAGGGTCGTTTTTCTTTATCGTTTTGTTTTACGTATATAAGTTACTTCTTAAGTTAAAGCAAGAAATGGTGTACGAATGTCCGGAAGATTTAAACGGAAGAGAAGTGGAGATAGTATTTAGATCAGGGAAGAATCATTATATGGTAAATATTTCGAAAAATGGAAGACAAGAGCAAATGAGAGTAAAATGCTTGTCTGGAAAAACCTACAAAAACGGCGACAAGGCGAATATAAAATATGAAGAAGGAGAATTAAGTATCTAATTTTTTTATCAACAATTAGATTTTAAAAGTTATGACAACAATCATGTACGTGTCAGCTATCTTAGCTGTAGTGATTATTTTGACAATCATCGGAGTCTTATCAAGGTATCGTAGATGTAAGCCTAATCAGGTCTTGGTCGTTTATGGTAAGACAGGTGGGGAAAAGAAATCGGCGAAATTATATCATGGTGGAGCGGCATTTGTCTTGCCTATTATTCAAAGCTATGATGTTTTGTCAATGGAGCCTATGCAAATAGATTGCAAGCTTACCGGTGCTTTGTCATCTCAGAATATTAGAGTAGATGTACCTACGACCATTACAGTAGCTATCAGTACAAATCCCGAAATCATGCAAAATGCGGCAGAAAGACTTTTGGGGATGGATACCGAATCTACTGAAAATCTTATTACGGACATCGTTTACGGTCAGATGCGTTTGATTATTGCTGAAATGACGATCGAAAAACTTAATTCTGACAGGGATGAGTTTTTGGATAAGGCGAGAAAGAACATTGATAACGAGCTTAACAAGTTAGGTCTTTACCTCCTGAACATCAACATCAGTGACATCAGAGACGAAGCCGGTTATATTATGAACCTTGGTAAGGAAGCTGAAAGTAGGGCTCTGAACGAGGCACAGGCTAATATCGAAGAACAGGAGAAGCTGGGTGCTATTAAGATTGCTGTACAGCAGAAGGAGAAAGAAACGGCTGTGGCTAATACCAAAAAAGAACAAGAGATTCAAATTGCTTGTACTGAAAAAGAAAAGGAAACGATAGTAGCTGAAACGAAGAAAGAAAAAGAAATAGCTTTAGCTTTAACCGATAAGGAGAAACAGATCGGTGTAGCTCAAGCAGATAGAGACAGGGCTGCGGTTATCGCAAAAACTTTAACCGACAAGGAATCGGCGATCGTAAGATCTAAGGCAGAACTTGAAGTAAATAAAGCCGAGGCTGAAAGGATGGAAGAAGTCGGAAAGAATAAGGCTGAAGCTGACAAGGAAGCAGCTATAGCAATACAAGACTCTGAAGCTCAGATTAAGAAGGCTGAGGCTGAGAAAAATGCGTCTATAGGATACAACAATGCCCAGAAGGAGGTTGCTGTGTCAGTATCAGAACTACAGATTATCAAAGCTCAATCAGAAAAGAAGGCCGGAGAAGAAAAAGTTAAATCGGAAGCGGCTGTAAAAACGGCAAAAGAGCTTGCTGATAAAGAAGTGGAAGAAGCTAAGGCTAAGAAAGTTCAGGCTGCGCTTAAGGCTGAAAAGATTGTGCCGGCTGAAACCCAGAAGGAAGAGGCTATATTACAAGCTGATGCTGAGGCCGAGAAGATCAAACGCCGGGCTGAGGCTGAGGCAGCAGCACATTTGGCAAAAGCTGAGGCAGAGGCAAAGGCTATTCAGATGAAGCTGGAGGCAGAAGCCGAAGGTAAGAAAAAGTCGTTAATGGCAGAAGCCGACGGATTTAAGGCTATGGTGGAAGCAGCAGAATCCAATCCTCAGATCGCCATTCAGTACAAGATGGTTAATCAGTGGAAAGAAATTGCTGGAGAACAGGTTAAGGCGTTCGAGCACATCAATCTCGGAAATATCACGGTATTTGACGGTGGTCAAAACAGCACCGGTAATTTCCTTAACAATGTTGTCAAGACCGTCGCTCCGGCATTGGGAGTCATTGATCAGCTTCCGATTGCAGATACTTTAAAGAAATTAAAAGGAGATGACAAAAAATAAATACAATGGCCCAAGGTTACACTTGGGCCTAATTGAAGAAATAAAAGCAGCATTCATAGATTTCCTGCCTGCGGGAACAGTGATTTTAAGTGCTTTACTAATTACGATATTTTTAACATGGATTTTGGACAAGATTTAGAACCAGAAGAACTGACCAAGCATTATGATCAGTGTTATGGAATTGATTTTGAAACAGAAGAAGAGGAGGATGAAGAGTATGACTGATGAGGAATTTGTATTGGATAATAAGAAAAAGGTTGTTGTAAGAAAAAGAATATCTTATTTAAGCAAAGGTGATAAAGTGTGGATCGTGTCTTCCGACGGGTATCTACTACACACGGACGTAGTTAGAGCCGACCGGGGCCGATCTTATGTGGATATAGACGGGATACTGTATTGGAAGCGAGGATTAGATGGCAAACATCGTAATCGTAATAACTACATGCAGTTTGCCATGACACCAGAAGACGGTAAGAAGTATGTCATATATTACCCGGAAGGATTTAAAGACAATGACTTATGATGGTCCCAGAAACGCATTTGCTATATAAGGAGTTTAATGGTGTGAAACGTCTTGCCATTTCTTATTCCCAGATAGATACGTTTCTTACTTGTCCAATGAAATGGTATAAGACTTACGTAGAGGGCAAAAGGTCTACAGAAAAACAAGAAGCTACGTCTTATGGTACGGTTATTCATAAGACACTGGAATACTTCTTCAAGAACGGAAGGCAGCCTTCTAGCAAAGACCTTGGAGAAGCAATAAGTTACTATGCTTACCAAGAAGACATACCTTGGCAATCACCGGAAAATATGATGATAGCCATGAAACAATCTGGGGAACTTCTTGCTTGGATTGTGGATCTGTTTAAAAAAGACGGCAATAGGTTTATGATAGCTGATAGTGATCTTAATCCTTGTGAGAAACTTATCAGACACGGCGCTATAGTTGGAGTCGAAGAAGATTTTGTGCTGCCGTACCGCCTTCCTAAGCCAGTTGACATAAATGGGGTAATTCATACCCATGTGTACATAGTAGGATCAGTAGACCTTCATCTGGCTATAAAGAGCAAGAACGTAATTCACCATTATGTCATAGATTGGAAATCAGGGAATAAGGTTTTTGATTCTAAGAAGTTGGAAACGAATTTACAGCATCCTATATATTCGTTTTACATCTATAGAAAATATGGTGGAGTTCTGCCAGATATGAACATCTATTTCTTTACCAGGACCAGACAGTACCAAAAGGTTAAGGTGGATGAAGAGCGTAAAACAAAATCTATAGAAATGCTAAATGACACTTTATCTAAAATGTATGATTTTGAAGATAATAGTGTAAAATCATTTCAAGCGTACATCCAGGGAGCAGAAGGAGCCAGATATAGCAAGCGGCGTGCCACCCTAAGCCAGCCTGTTTCGCAAAACAAGCTACCCTGCCCGTCAGCACTGTGTTATTATTGTGACTTTGGATTACATAACAAAAACGAATGCCCTTTCTCTTCAGATTGGGATCCGTCTAAAAAAATAAAGCGATGAAATACGAGGATGTTCAAAAGTTAAGAACAAAATACCGGCAAGATCCGGAGGTTATAAACGTAGAATACATGAGAGACGTTGCTGTAAGAAGCGGGAATTTTAAGAAAGCATTTGAGCTTCAGGAAAGACTGGAGGATATATGGTTTAACTACTTAAAAGAGGTGCAATGAAAGAAGCATTGATAACAGGAGCGGCAGTCTTTTTATTATCATACCTGTTTGTAACGGCTCTTATAAAAATAAGCAGGGCGATAGATCGGTATAAGATGAAGAAGAAAACCGACAAAATAAAAGTAGGTCAAAGATACGAATACAAAGGCTACTTCACGGATCCATTTGAAAGAGGCAAGCATGTGATTAAGATATTAGACATAAAGGAAGGGTACACTCTGTACGAGTACGAAAAAAGCCCAGGTTTGTTATTTTCTATGGAGCTTGAAGATATTGTTAAAAGATATATTTTAATAACTAATTAAAAAAAATGTCATGGAAAAGATTGAAATCAAAAAAGCGAAAAGTATCAAGGAAAGACTGGATGACTTCTACAAAAACAAGGGGAAGGAATTATGGCTTTATAGTGGTCATTATGAAGATAATAATCTGACTATAAAAGTCGAAAAATTGACTGTATTGTGTGAAACAGATGTTGAGTACTGCGCTTTGTCAGAGGCAGATGACAAAGATTTTATTCCTGTAGCCAAAGAACCAGAGTTTGATTATTGTTGCGCATACACGATAGGAGATGCAAATACTATATCGTATCCCGATTATGTAGAATGTAATATATGCTTGGATGAAGACGATATAGAAATAGCAAGGAAAATAATGGTAGAAGAAATAAGATTTTACGCACAGAATTATAATATTGATTGCAGTGGGCTTTGAACTTAGACCTTACCAAAAAGAGGCAGTAGATGCCGGGCTTAAGTTTCTTACAGGAAGATCTAAGAAGCCTGGCATAGAAGTCTTGCCGTGTGCAGCGGGGAAGTCTTTAATAATTAGCAAGATAGCTCATGAATTAAAAAGACCTATTCTTGTATTGCAACCATCTAAAGAGATTCTGGAGCAGAATTATGCGAAGGCTATATCATTCGGCTCTGAGCCTACTATATATTCTGCTTCATGTGGTGTAAAAGAACTGTCGGCTATGACTTATGCAACATTAAAGAGCATAAAGAAAGATGTAGCGAAGTTGAAGGATATAGGGATAGATACCTTATTGATAGACGAATGTCATTCAGGATATTCCCCAGAAGAAGGTTCTGAATTTATGGAGTTTATGAACGAGTTCCCAGAGGCGAAGGTGCTGGGCTTCACTGCCACGCCCTGCCGCCTCCGGACCTACAGCTCCATGCTGGAAGGGAACTATAGCAAGCTCAATATGCTGACGAAAGACGAACATAACTTCTTTAAGAAGATAGTTCACGTAACTCAAATACAAGAGCTAACTTCTCAAGGGTTTTGGTGCCCACTTAAGTACGAACGATGGTCTTTTGATGAATCGGCTCTGATGTTAAACAGTACCGGGGCCGAATACACCAACGAATCTATTAAAGAAAGTATTGTACGAAATGGCTTAAACAACTCTATCTATAAGCGTCTTCTTCAGCTTATGAACGAGCGTAAAGCCATTTTGGTTTGCATGGATTCTATCGAATCATGTAATAGAATATCAGAGTTCATGAATGCCAGGATGGGAGCCATAACCGGCGTCGTAACATCGCTAACAACCAAAAAGAAAAGAGAACAAATCATATCCGATTTCAAAGAAGGTAAGTTGAAGGTCGTGTTTAATTATTCAACGCTTGCTACCGGATTTGATTTTCCCGAACTTGATTGTGTGATGTTTGGGCGCCCAACATTCTCATATTCAACATATTACCAGGTGCTCGGCAGGTGCGTTCGTATTCATCCTGACAAGAAAGAGGCACTGATAGTTGATTGCTGCGACAACATGAGGCGTTTCGGCCGGATAGAAGATTTAACGATCGAACAATTTCCTTCTAAGGGCTGGTGTATGTTTGCCGGCAATCAGCTTCTATCCAATATAAGGATGGGGGATATTATTACCAAAGACGAAATCCTTCGCCGGGCAGCTTCTCTTAAATCTGTGAATGGAGATGGTAGGAGAGAAGACGATCTTGACAGTATAATAATGTGGTTTGGAAAATATGAAGGAATTAGATTCAAGGACATACCGGTGTCGTATTTTAGGTTCTTGGCTGAGAATATGGCAGTAAAACCGGGAGATAGGAAAGAAAAGATTATCGAATATTATAATAGGATAAAAGCATGAACAACAAGAGAAGAAAAAAAATATCAGATGTTATCAAAAACGCAAATAAGTATAAAACAGATTTTGAATACATCAAATCAAAGTTATCGGAGTTAAAGCACAACATAAATTCAGCCAAAGATGATATTGATATGATTTTAGATGAAGAGACGGAGGCGAGAGATAATATACCGGAATCGTTACAAGACTCAGAAAGATATTGGGAATCAGATCGGGCTGTAACTGATATGGAGGAGGTGGTTGATGACATGGAAGGCATTATAAATGATATAGATGATGTGATTTCAACCATAGATGGGAGCATTAAAACCATAAATGGTTCTATAAAAGTAAATTTAGAAGGAATAATGTGAGTCTATAAAAACACTATAAGTAAAATTTAACACAATACGCTTATATTAAAGTTACACAATCTATATTTTTACGTCGTGTAATTTTAATACAAGCGTATTTTATTAAATAATTTAAAAGTTATGATTTCTAAATACAGGTTATTGTATGGAGTGGTAATCAGACAGGACATTAAAACTTCCTTTATGTCATTAACTGGATTACAAGAGGCATATACAAGAAAAAGAGTGGAGATGGGGTGGAATGATAAGAGAATAGAAAATATTCTTTCGAACAAGGAGAGTGCAGAAAGGATATTTTATATTCTTAAAAAACAGAAATACATAAAAAGTGAAACCTTGAAAGAGTTTATGGATATAGTGGAAAACAACTCTTTGATAAAAGTAATGAAGTGGTATAATGCCTATAAGACTACAGGAAGAGGAACAAACAGAAATGTTATGTGTGATCCCTACATATGGGTATTAGTCGCTATAGAATTAAATCCTATGCTGTATGCAGAAGTTACTGGATGGTTAAATGATAAACTTATTTTGGATAGAATAGAGATAGGGGATAAATACAATACTCTTTCAAGGTCTGTATCAAAATTTGAAGATGTTGATTATATAGAAATGGCTGATAAGTTAAACTGGATTGTATTCAATAAACATAAATATGTTTTAGATAACAGAGCAACTCAAGAGCAGTTAAAAGAACTTGAAATGCTTCAATCTAATCTTGCATTTTGTATAGAAATGGGAACCATCTCTTCTTTCTCTAATTTAATGAACATGATGAGATCTATATATGTAAAGAAATGGGGAGAAGAGGCTGTAACTTCTAAAAACGTAAAATAATATGGGAGTAAAAGAAATAAGAGAACTACTTAGACTCTACAATCTCGAACATAGTGTCGTCCAGAACAAAAACTCTGGGCGGTATTCTATTATTCTCCATAACAACATCATAGGAACGAACGTAGATGGAGAGAAGGTAGTTGTGTTCAGAACCATTCCGGATGGAAGCAATACGTTCTCTATGGAGCGAAATAGATTCTATGAGGGGTTTGTAGAGGCTTTTGATGACGATAAGGCGATTGAAGCCGTAAGACAATATTTTGAGAATAACAGGAATGATAGGGTATAAGACGAAGATGGATTATATTACTATCGAAATGAGGTAAAACAACGATAAAGCAATGGAAAAGATGGATGATAATACTAAAAATATCCTTTATCCAAAAGGATCTATTTTTCGCATATTAAAAGATGATATAATCAGTGCCGAATTTAAAATCGTCAAAGGAGCTATAGCGGAGGCAGTATCAGACATAGAAGTAAATGATAAATATGCTGAGGTTTGTTGCAATGGGGAGACGTTCGTCATAGAAACGGATATTATGGATATTATTCTTACCAAAGACCCCATAGAAAACAAATCGGTGAAAAATGACATCATTGATGATAAACTACGATGGGATTTGCTTCCAATGGAAGAGATTGAGGACATTGTAAAAGTCTATCATGCCGGAGCCAAAAAGTACGATCCTAATACTTGGCAGAACCTTGACAACGGATTTGAACGGTACCGTGCTGCGATGTTTCGACACCTGATGGAATACATGAAAGGGGAAAGAATAGACTCAGATACAGGAGCTTTTCATCTTGCACAATGTGCATGGAATTGTATAGCTATGCTGTGGTATGATAAGCACGGGAAAGGATTAATACCATTAAATAAGGAGGAAAAGAAATGACAATAGAACAACTAAATTATTTATTAAGAAAAGAGCTTTATGCTATAAAAAACCATAAAGACAACATTGATAGAATCAAAAAAGAATACTTTGATTCCAATTATGGGTTAAAAGAAGGAGATAAGATCCGTATTTTACACGAAGCAGGAGATGAAATGATAGGCTTCTTGAAAAAAGTTGAAGTATGTGAAGACGGAGATCTGTACTTGACAATCCAAAAACAAAACGAAAAAGGTGACAGAGGCAGAGGGAAATGGAATATGTATCTATCATCAAAATTAATTAAAATAGAAAAATTATCAGATTAATAACGATATGATTAGAGCAAGATTTTACATTAAAAAATCCGACTGCGGTAACGACTACCGTCCAGTCAAATGGCCTATAAAATATCCATATTGGTGTAGTGGTGAATCCGATGATTCATTCATACTTGTAGCGTATGCCGAAGACGAAGACAGCATAAAAGAGCTGTGGCCGGAAGCATACGATATTAATGTCTTAGAAAAAGATACTGAGGTTAAATTCACATTAAGATTTCCTAAGCCTAAATGGTATGAATTGCAAGAAGAGAAATCAGAAGAGTATGATAAATTATATGGTAAATTCGTATGGGTTACAGACATGTGTCTAAAAGATGGGAAAATAAGAAAGGTAAAAGCCAGAATAGAAGATTGTGGTGGTCTTTTATTAGCCGACACTCCTGGTCGTTACACCCCTTATCAGATAGGGGATTGTGCTTTTGAAAGCAAGGAAGAGGCTTTAAAACATGCAGAGGAACAGAGAACGAATTTAATTAAGTCTCTTAGGTTACAAATACATGAACTTGAAAATCTAAAATTCGAATGCGATGATTAACTATGCAGCAAAAGCCAGAAAAGCTTATTTGATAAACAATTTCGATAAGATTCTTAACAGCCTCAACACGCTTCATTCAACGGTTGAAACCATGACGTTGTTCGTAAATGACCAGGCTTATAATTACATTCTTAAGCTAAAGGAAGTAATTAAAACCAGTCCTATGTATAAGCACAATATCAAGCGTCTTTTAAATGATATGGACAAAGGGATAAAGAAGTACAATGCTTCTATCTACTACATAAATAAAGAGCGTAGTGAGGTTATAGCTGATATAACACAAGCGATGGAAGATTACCTCATGCCATACATAGACGACCTGGCCGGCGCTATAAGGGCAGCCGTGTGGTCGAGGGGTGTATCCGAGGAGCGGACGGAGGTGGCGGTACTGTCCCTAATCGTATCCTCCTTGGCCACGATATCAGGCAGACTTATTTCAGGTGGATATCAGATCATGAAAGAAATGGGTGGAGGTCAAGGTGGTAATCCATTTACGTTTATGAGCATTGATAATATAAGACACTTATCTACATCATTATCTGATGCTATTACCGGTGGAGAGATTGCTCTTGAAGAAAAAGAAGCCAATGACATAACTAAGGCAATGGATGTTTTTATTGAGAAAATGTCTGATTCGGATATTGTTGATAAGGTGATCAGCATACTCGAAGAGGCAGAATCTGAAAATAAGGAGGAGCGATCATGAATTACTTAGATGGGTACGTAGAAGAGGTCCTTTCCGAGCCGTACTATGATGATTACGGCTCTGGTATTTTTAGGTGGTGGGTAAAAGTATCTTACGTTTGTGAAGGCATAGGAGCTGTCACTACCTTAATGTTTGATACGAGAGAAGAAGCGGAAGCAGTAAAACCAGGTTACAAATTTTTATGTTGAAAATAATATGAGGTATTTTATTTTATTGATAACATTAGTATTATCATCATGTTCGAATGATGATCAGGTTAATGAAGGATGGGTTATATATGATCTACTTCCTTTAGATGGTGGACGTGTGATATATTATGGTGAAGACGAAAGAGTTTCAATATTTAAAAATAATAAAATTATAAAATTCGTTGGATACCAAGGAGAATACAATATTGGTGATTCTATTAAAATCGTAAAAGTAAAGCAATATGAAAGATAATTTAAAACTCGTATGTCCAAAATGTGGCACCCCTCACCAGCCTCATTCTCCGCACACGTTGGATGCAGATGGATTTGAAAGGTGTGAGATAAGAACTATCATGGAAGACAAGGGATGGTGCTACGAATGCTCTTTTTGGCAAAATATGTACGACAAGCACAAAGACGATCCTGGATGGGTTAGGATAGACGGTGAAAGCTGGGTGCTTAAGCCTATGGTGGAAAACGTGCCAAGAGGATGGAATAGCCTTGGATGTGGTGGAAGAAAAATGTATATCAATATCGAAGGGAAGGGTATTGTTACATCAAATAACTGCTGGTGCCAAGGTGATGTTTCGGATGCATTTAAGGATCTGATGCCTGATAATGCTACTTGGGCTACGAAGGAAGAATTTGATAAGGCTCCTGTAGTAGGATACGTTATAGAAGGTGTTGGTTTGGCTTTAACAGATAGGGAAGGTCATGAAGTTAATGCTTAAAAACTTAGGTAATTATATACCTTTTTTTCATAACAAAAGAAACCGGTTCTCTATCATCTCTGACTGAGAACCGGTAAGAAAACAATTTCAGAAAAAATTAAACCTACATAATCTTTCAAGTAAGAACAAAAAAACGTACAATCTACTCTTTGACGATACTAATATAGCATATTGGAATCATACAAAAACAATGCAAGTCCGATATTCTTCGTCTATTTGTAACTAACATCATCGTCTCCTTCCGAATCAGGAGTGGCGCCGATGAAGAACATCATTGACTTGTTGTTTGTCTGCTGCCACCAATTATAGGCGCGCGCTATATCTTCCGGCGTCTTGATATTATACCATTGTTTGATAAACGTCTGTTTGGCGAGTTGCCTAAATAACTTAAACTCTCCTTTGTATGTGCCGGATGTTACTTTATCAAGTGAGTAATTCCTAAGATCGGTAAGATCCTTCAGTTTCCGCCCCATAACAAACGGATCGTTAATGATATCTACCACGTTAAGCTCCATAATAAACGGCATCTGTGAAGCTATTTCGTTTATGGTTCTGAATCCGACATAGGATCCGAATTGAGTAAGCCAACTTTCTTCGTTTTCATCATCATCACGCCATCCGGCAAGAAGCATAGATACGGCCTGCATGATAAGGAACGTGCCGGCATAGACACTAAGACGTTTGAGATTGGTTTTTTCTACCTCATTCATATTGTCTTTATTTTCGTTCCAGGCATCTATGATGTTTTTCATACCAGACTCGGAAGCCAGGCTAAATGTTTTGGCTATCATATTCTTTAACGTAATTGACAACCCTTCCTCTTCTTGCATTGTTTGGAAATTGAAGCCACGTCTTTTCCACAGGCGTTGAGCCGCCAGCACCAACCATCCTCGGTGGGCGGTCATGAACCTGGCTATCCAGTTGCGCGATGCGGCAGTCCGGTTTTCTTCATTCAAAGATCCGTTACATATCTGCGACAAGCTACGAACTTGATTTCTGGTTATAGCCATCTGGGTTTCAACTTCCTCAACAGTAACACCCGATCTGGGCTTTACAACCACCTTCCCATCCACGACGTCTACCATACTCCATAAAGTACGATCTTTTAATGCGTTCCATTCTCTTTTTATGGTACTCTGTTCTTTATTGCGTTCTTTTTCCATCTTGAAATCTTGGAACGTGTAGAACCGACCTTTGTAATAACGAACATTGTCCATAGTAGCAATCATAACCTGCGGATCAAGAGGGTAGTTCAGGATTTCCATAAAAGCATACATAGGTGAACGCATTAAGGTCCTGGCCACTCTATTGTATCCGGCACCATACATACGATTTCGGATATTGAATATCCCCATTCTCTCACCTATGACATATAATTTGCTTTTCCTATCTATGTCTCCGGTTTCTGCTATACAAGATGGCGCAAGACGTGAAAACTCAGCCGATGCGTATTTAAGGGAATCTTTGCTTATATACTGTCCTACGGCAGATTCCATGATGAGGTTAATATGACCTGTTAAGGCGCCGGTAGCTGCCACAAACGGGGACAGCGCCAGGTTCATGACCGACATAAATCTTTCAACGGCCATCATTATCCTGGTAAGGTCTACTGTGTATCCACCGATGTTTACCGTCAGTTTTTTGGTATTCATCCTAATGCCATAATAATGATCGTTGAAGAAGTCCCTGAACATCTGATATGCTTGGGTTGCTTCAGCCTTCTTACCGCCTTCAAATTGTTTGCTCAGCAACATCTGCTCCAGTCCTTGAGCGAGCTCTATAGACTTCTGCTTTTCGTTGTATAACGATGACTGCATCATAAGCATCGAATAAGAGTAGCCAAAATCGTGAGATACATCATCTTGGTTCTCCAATTCATATATGTAGTATTTAGGTATAGACCTAAGTCTGTCTTCCGGATCATACACTTCCCCTTGTCTGGTTTTACCGTATAGAGAATCGTCTACTCTGTCCAGGCACAGATCTGATACAAAATTACGAACCGTATTTTTGAAGTTAATACCCAATCCTTCTATACGTTCTATATCTTGTTTTGATATCTGTGGAATAGCATACAGGTTCGGGCTCTGCTCTTTGTATAGATCAAGGGATTGTCTTTTTATTTCCTTGAGTTTTTGAATCATATTCCACTGCTCTACGTTTTTAGTAGCAACTTCATTACCGTCAGCATCATACTTGATACCAAAGTCATTGAAATACGATTCATCACGATACAGGCTTTTCTTAGGCATGCGATGACCATACCCATGATCTTTTACATAATCAGGATTACGGCCGCTATTTTCGGCTTCAGATTCAGCCACCCATGCCCTTGCAGGATCGAAAGACAGGTATGATATGTCCATGCCATAATCTTGGGTGGATGTACCGTTTTGTACGTCCTTAACCATCTGCGCTACATCTATCTCACCTCGACCGATTTTGTCGATCATAGCCGCATATCCGGTAGGCGCCATGCGTTTATAGTACGAAAAGACCTGGCTCCTGGCAAATTCATTAACAATAGCATTAGCTTCTTCTATGCCCGCTTTTATGTCAGCTTCTATACCCTCTTCCCTTGTATTATTTAAAAATAAGCTGGCCATCTTAGCATTAACAGCATTCCTAAAATCTCTACCGTCTAATTCTTTGCTTATACCAAGCTTTTCTGACAGGTAGTTGGTTTCAGATACGGTAAACAGATATCGGTTATCAGCAGCCTTAAACAGCTTATCCCTTAAAGCCTGAATCCTTTTTGCTTTCTTCGCCGTAGTATGACGTTGTACGAACTTCCATTCTACTTCCTTGGAGTCAGCAAGAGCATTTAAATAAGACTGATTTACTTCGTTTTCGGCCTTACTGCTTTTAGTAAGGTACTTATCAATATCTTCAAGACCCACCATCTTAGCATAATCTATTAAGATAGCGTAATCGGCTTCAATAGCTTCAGATGCAGCCCTAAAAGCATCTCTTTCAGATGAGGTAAATGTCGCTTCGTTAATCTCTCCGATATCAGCCACATCTCGGTTGTTTCCGATTATTTCCTTGATAATGGCCTTATTTTTTTCTATATCTTTTACAATCGAATCCACGTCAGTCGCATCTCTATCACTTGTCGTAGAACTAATGATATCATGCGCCATTTTAAGATACGAAGCCTTGTTATTTGATTCGGTACGTGCCGACTGCTCCGATTCTATGTCATTCCAAAACCGATCGTTAAATGACAGGTGCCCTCCTAGCATAAGTGTCTTCAGCGCAGCTTCTCCTCCCGACTTGCTTTGAATCGTTCTCAATTTTTGCAAAAACGATTCTGATACGGCATTGGAAACCTTATCTGATTCTTTTCTCCAAACTTCATTTATGGCTTGTATTTCTTTAGCCATCTTAAGTTGGTCGCCGGTTTTTTCCACTCTCCTGGTTCCTACATATATGTATTCTGAAGCTGCTTCCTTACGTTGTTTACGAAGCAGTCCTTCTTCTTCGTAATTGCTGCTTTTAAAATAGGCAACTTCATCAAAATTACCACCGCTATCAATAAAAGGCTGCCTCAATATCCGTTTTTGCCTGGATAGAGCATTAAGGTATTCTTTGGTTGTTTGAGAAACTGGATGCCCTAATTCTTCTTCAGCCTTTTTGTATATGGATTCCATTCTTGTGGCATAACTTTCACTAAATTCCAATTCTGAATTTTCAGCATCCCACTTTTCCATCTGTTCTGTATAGATCTTTTCCTGCTCGATGGTGAAAATATCAGTATTAACCCTATCGGACGATGGTTTAAATTTAGCGTTTTCAGTAACCGTATTTCCGTCCTTGTCAACTACTTCTCTTTTAAATACGTAATTACGATTATTGTCAACCACATCACCAATTTCTTCTTCTGATATCTCTATGTTCATGGCAGTCGCAAACGCTCGCATCTGCGCCAGCTTCTTATTACGATCGTATTTAGCCATATCAAGAGCACTACGAAGGTAATTAGAAGTTTTGCCGTCTACTTTCTGAAGCAGTTTTTCAAATTCAGATTTGTTAAAACCATGCTTTTTAGCATATGCCAGGAAGTCGGATATAGCGGGCTGAGCATTCACCATCGCATTGTAATTGTCTTTGGCAATCATAGCTCCAAGAGCGTTATTGAACGGGCTGGAAGAATGCTCTAATATACCAAACCACCTACTTATCCAAGAGACATCATGTTGAACTTTGTCAAAAAATTCTTTTACTCTCTTTACCTTATCTGCCGGCACATGAAGTTCGTTCATTAACTTATCAAGCAACGTACTTTCATCAAGGTCTTGTACTGATTTAATATCAGACTGAATACCATTGATGTCGGCAATGACGGTGTTGATCCTATTTGTATAATCCTGCTTTTCACGTTCATCAAATTCGGTACTTCTGTTACGGATATATCCTCGAAGATCGTTCATGATCGGAAGAACCTGATTGTTGATAATATCTACGTTCTTTCGATCATTGGTATTGAAGTGAAGCTTACCGTCTTTGGTATCACCATGAAGGATGGTGTTCACCACATTGCTTAAGTATCTGACCTGAGCTTCGGCTGTGGAGATCATGCTGTTCATGGCAGCCGCCATCTCATTCTTGTCTATTTCGGTCTCTACTTTATTTATCTTATCTTCTATGGTCTTAAGCTGAGCAAGGGTCATAGACGTAGTTACAGCCCTATCAGAGCTTATCTGACGCAAGTCTCTTAAGGTTTTTCTTAATGCCCGGATCTTAGACTCAAGAAACTTGTTCTTGTTCATAGAAGAAAGGGAGTATAATGTAAAGTCATTATCCTTTAACAGAGAGGTATCAAATCCTTTATCTATGTCAGTAATGGCAAGATCACGAATGTTTTTAATAACGTTATTCAAATCTTGTCTTTGAGTAGATAAAGCTGATTTAAGCCAGCTTACTATTCCAGAGAGAAGCTGCCGGACGCGCCCCAGGAAGGAGGTGGGCTCTACCGGCGCCTGTGCTGTGCCGGTCTGCATCTCCCTGGCGAGGATCTTTCCAAGAATTTCCCTCCTAACAGCATTATCAAGCTCGGCTCCTTCATATACTTTACCGTATGTATTATAATACTGACCTGCATACTGGTTCCACTCTTCTGTGCCTTCTACATCTTGCAGAACAGCCTCAACAGCATTCTGATCTCTGTATGCCTCTACAAGGAAGTGGGCTGTTTCTTCTACTAAATCAGATAAAGTAGCATCTTCACCAACTGCTATTACGTTATTGGCAATATCCGCCAATGCCTTAGCAGAAGGTTCGTGCCCGTATTTGGTTTGATACTTCTCTATATAATCGGTCATACCTATGACACTAACGCCCAACGTTTTCAGTATCTCGACAATAGAATTTCGTTGATCACGTTCCTGCCTGCTATAATCTGATACGATCTTAGCTTTAGTATCAGCATAAAGATCGTTGTCTTCTAATATGAATGAAACTACAAGCGCATCAAAATGATCGTACTTGGCGTCCAATTCATTGTATCTTCCTGACTTAAGATCGTTCTTTATCTGCTCTTTGCTAACCCTTTCCGTTCCTCCGGTGGCGAGCCTCATAGTTACCTTACTATTATCCAACGAGCTTATGGTTATCATACCTTGGTCGTTCATGGAAACATCTGAACCAAAATGATTACGGAGCTCGGTGTAGGATAAGGCTGAATTGAAAAGTCTAATTTGTCCTGTATGACCTTCTCCTGTAAGATAATAGCTTCTTGTTTCAGGATCGAATATCTTAGATCCTGACAAAAGACCTTTCTTTATAAGGTAGTTAATTATACCACCTTTTGTTGATAAAGAAGTAGAAGCAGAAGCGGTCATGACCGGTATAAAAGATTTGGGATTATTAAGAACATACTTTCCAGCCTTGTAAGTAATGTCTGCCACGCCATCCACGGTAGATTCTTGAACGGTGCCTGATAAGAATCCTATTCTAATATCATTTCCGCCAGAGCGAAGAGCTTCTCCGTAATCTTCAAATAATTGATTACGATCGTTTATGAAAAACAAACGAGGCTCTCCGGTCTGATACGTTACACCCACAGGATTAGAATCTGTCTGTGGTAACTCTTCTGGGCTAAATATCTTAAGACCGTCTTTTATAACCATATAATTAACACCCTTATCCTGTACCATAGATACGGGAGTGAAGTCCGAAGATATAGCATCTTGTAAATACTGCCCGGCGTCTATTCCCGGTCCTTCCGGTACGGAAATACTTGACGGGACCATAGCATCTACCAACATAATATTATCACCCAGATCTTGGCTGTAAAATCCAAAGCCCGATTCTCGGATTTCATAAGGTGCATCTGATTTTGATACAAGAACAGGATTACTCATCTTAGAAGCCTTATCCAGCACCCTTTCTCTATAAGCTTCCGGAATAAGATCGATGTTGGATTTCACCTTATTGTAGGCCTGTTTATTAACAGGTACTTTCTTTCTCCAGTCGCCAAAAGCCTTTAAGAACTTATTAGAAAATACGGTTTTAAAAACAGTAGTAGCCCGTTCCCTGTTCTCCATAAGAGGAATAGATGCTATTTTATCAAATAACATAGACCTGTCCCCTGATCTGGTAGAGACAGAAACAACTTTCTTTTTATTATCTCTTTTAATAATACACGTTGATACCATGATAAAACATTTTTGTTATGAGACAAAGGTAGTTAAAAATCAAGCATATGATAAAACAAAGCCATCTAACTTCTCAGTCTGATGGCTTAAAAATAATATGAAAAAAAATTATAATCTGACGAAAATCGTCAAGTCCGGCTTATATGTAATGCATGTACCCATCTCGGTGTATAAACCTTCCCGATTCAAAGCGCTCAATATCTTCAGGGCAAATAGAGCCCGAATCCTCTCTCCTGGCTTCAAACCAAAGCCCCGGCTTACGAATTAGGCAAGTTATGATATAATTGAAGCAATTGTGCGTAAAATGGAAAACAGATCCTACAGGGAAATACCTATCAGCTTGAAATACGATTCTTTTTCGTTTAGTATCAAACGTGATATCTCCTACTATCTTAGCCACGTAATAGCTTCTGCCATTTAACGTTTCATCTGTTTGTGGTATCCAATAATAACCTCTTGCCATGCCACAAATATATAAAAAAAGTCGGACAAGATATATGTCCGACTTTATATTACTTTGATTCGTTTTCAAACCGCTTTATAATAGAAGCAATATCATCACCACAAATAAACATCATTCGACGTTCTTCTTTTGGTTTATGAGACACTGGAATGGTTTTGTTTATCTTAATCTGATTCGCCAGACCTCTACCTAAACGAATATCAACTTTTTTACCTTTCATGAATTATTTGTTTAAACAGACCAATTCCATCTATTATAATATGACCGCTTTGCATACGACCATTATTAGGATTGTGTAGAAAATTGAAACCACTTTCTTTTTCCTGTCTTTCAAAAGAACTGATATCCTTTCCTCTACGGGCTCTTTCAAAAGCTTTCTTGAACAACTTGCCTCTAAAGGTCTTGACGAGGATCTTGGTAGCGTTATTGCCGACTCTTACTATTGCTTTCCTTGCCTGGTCCTCCGAGACAAAACTGCTTCGGAAAATATACGATGCTGCTGCTTGTATGTCCTGCTTGGTAATCATATGATAAACATTTCTTTCAGAATACTGATCTTTATTCCGTATATCAATTTCATCTCATCTCTATCATATACGTCAAAAAAGGATTCACTGGGGTCCTTTGGATTTACGTTCAATTGAATTATGCAATTACCAGTATAAACCTTAAGCCTATAATTATCGGAGTATATATTCTGCATGGTTTCAAATGTCTCAATTAAATTTTCAACAAGTGCTCTGTTAAATGAAAAAGATTCTTTACCATCACCTTTAAATGTGATATAATCTAAATCCCTGTTGTCAAATTCATACTTTAATTGATTGCCGTCCATCATATCATAAAATATTGACTTTCTGATTATAAATCCCATATTGTTTTATTTTTTAGTTAATACAAATCTTCTGAATACAACTGTTCTCTAATGGCATTCCTATCTACCACCATCTCCTGATTATTGTTTCTAACAAGTTCAGACGCTTCCTCTCTTGTTAAAAACCGATTCTTGCTTGTCAAAAATCCTTGAACACTGCGGTTTTTATGGGCTATACCGTATGCCGCAAGTTGCGATATTATGGAACAATGCCTCAATCCACAAAATACGGTTCCGGATGGTATATTTACTGGACCGTGAGGCTTGTTCTTGTGATCTTGAACCCATATAGCTGCGCATACAACAATTTCCTTATCACACATAATTTACATATTTAAAATACCGTTTTTACCAATATGCTTCTTTTCTTCTTCAGTAGGCCATTCTTTCTTGAACTTACCATGCCACGTTCCAGGAACTACCACCACTTCTCCCCCCCCCCTTACTATATTCAATAGCGGCACATTCAGAACAAAGAGGCTTGCCTTCATATCCCTTTAGCGACTTATCGTAAATACGATTCTTACAAGGTCTTATAAGAGCCCAGTAATATGATGTGGCTGTATTATCTATACAGCCACATTTTGAACATACAAACAAACTCATCCCGCAATCTCCCAGTCATTAGACATAATATCATGTTCGGTTGGATTCCAATTTGATGCTACTTTTTGACCTGTATCTACCATCAATATATTTACGTCAAACATACAGATATACTTTTTACCCCAATCGATTCTTTTTATCTTACGACCTAATTTAAGCCGTTCTAAAGCCTGTTCGAATGTCATGCCACGACGAGGCAGTTTGAGATACTTTTTAAGTCTGTCGGCGGCTTCATTTGGTGTATGGCCATCGTATTCGAAAGCGGTTTCTCTTTCAGGAACATCAAACAAATCCCAGTATTTGCTTTCATAGTGATTAGATACCTGACCGGTAGGTAGGATCGCCATCACAATAAACCAATCATCAGAACCGAAGCATTTTTCTCCATCGCTGTGTCTCCTTGATTTGCAAACTTCAACCTGTCCGTTTCTGGCTAATAGATTAAAGAAGGCAGCGTTATACAACATGCGATACCGATACAATTCATTGAAAGTGTGGTATCCGTCAGAGACTTCTCCCACGTCTACAGGCTTCTTGTTTTGAATACTACCCAAAATATTCTCTATATAGAGCTGTATTTTATACATACCCATTTCGGTGTGGCCGTATTTGTTCAAGATATTATTGACATCGTATTGTATATTAAAATCTTTTTTCAAATTCTACTTCAGGATGATTAGGATAGTAGTAATCTACTGATGCTTCTAACACAGACTTGATATGCTCTACTATTCTCGTGGCATCATCATGTTTTAAGAAATTCTTGAATCCCTCAACGAATTTAATATCTTCTTCGATTGTTGATTCGAACTCTTCTTTTGTCATTACTCTAACCACATCTTTAAAATCTTTTAATTCCATGATTTGTTTTTAATTAATTGTTACTATACTTTCTTTATCCTACAATACAAACCCCATAAGAACTCAGCAGAAAAACCATCCCATACATTATTCTTCTGCCAAAGTTCTACTTTGTTAATAAACCAAGACCATGTGGGACCCTCATATGAAGAATCAGATGATGATCCCAATCCGATTTTCTCTATTTCATTCGCTACATCAGAATAAGGATCTAAATCGACTCCCCTAATCATATTAATAATATCATCCTTGTCTAACGTAAATTGAAACCGCTCCTTGTTAGTAGGCTGATCTTGATTCAATTTACCAGTCGCAAGCCATTCTCCATCATGATACAATTCGGCAAGTTTCTTTACCTTATTTTTAAGAAAATAATACTCTTGTATGACTTCTATAAAATCAGCTTCGTTAGCTTTACCCTCTATGAAGATAACGGTTTTGCTTCCAGGTCTATGATCGTCTAAGCTTGCCGGGATTCCCAATATCGTCCATCCTTTAAACTCAGCTATCTTAAAACGCATGACATCAAACACCTTATAGAAATCATCACAATCTATAGATTCTATTACCTTAATATCCTCTTCCGTAAATTTACCTCGTATTGGAATAACGTGATGACCAGGACAGCCATCGGTTCCTAAATATGCGATTCTAACCACGATATTTACAATATTTTAATTTATTTTGCTAAAACATTCATATAACATGGCACATCTACCACATCTCTTCTACGAAGTCCCTTATCAAAATAGGAAACCATATAAGTATTTTTACCTTCGTGATCAGGTCTGGGATCAAAGCATTCAAAAACGAATCTTGTTCTACCTTCAAGATGACCAAACATGAAAACAAATTCGCCACCGTATCTTTTATTAGCCAATTCTTCTACGGTCATAATCTGTCCCCTCCTAATCCTGAATTGATGCTAACATACTTGACACGGACATCATTTCCACGTCCAAGCTGACCCCAGCCGGGCGATGGCGTTCCCTTAGCCGGAGCAGGGACAGCCCTAAGCCGAGACCAGTCCTGCTTTTGCCTCATGACTTCAGCCTCTTTGTAATACCGGTTACACAGTTCTTGATCTTCGTAACCAACGCAATCTTCCTTATTTTCCATAAAAAATACTTTTTCAACAAAAGTATGACATTCATGAATTAATTAGATTTAAAATAAAACAATATGAATTAAAATAAAAACCCGATACGTTAAAATCGCATCGGGCCTGGTATTGAAAAAAAAAATAGGTTCAGATCTTGGGTAAAGATTCGAGCCAATTTTTAACATCTTTATATTTAGGGTCTTTGTCTATTCTATCTTTCAGTTCATGCAATGCTGAGTCCATAACCGTATTCGGTACGCCAATCAACTCTCCTATTAAATACAATGGGGTTTTATTCGATTTAGATTCGTGTGCTATATTCATATCCAAAAAAAAGTTATGTGAAACAAACCGGCCACGGGTATTCTATTGCCCGCCGACCGGTATAATATTTTTATTCCTTTTTTTTCAAACGGGAAAAACGGGAATGCGGGAATCATATTTTTTACTATGGCTCCCGCACCACCGGAAGGACCTGGATCTGGATCTCAGGTCAGATCCTTCCAGTTTATTTTTTCGCCGAGGTAATCTTGCACGGCAAGCCATCTTATAAAGGCTACTCCTTCGGGAGCATCCGGATCATCCAAATACATTAACGTAGCTTTCACCAACTCGTTCTCACATTTGAAGACCTTCGGAAAACCATCCGAATAGTACATTGCAAAGACATATTGGACATCGCCCCATGTCGCTTTATCCGGCTTCTTCGCTCCGCACTTTTCAAAAATATCTTTTATTTCCGGCTGCTTCCAGATCCTCTTGGATCCATCGACGTTGACCATCTTCTTTACCGCCTCATCAGCGAGAGCATTAGAAAAATGGTAACCGTAAGTATCTACATATTTCTGATAAGCTGGATCCTCTGCGTCTGCTCCTCAATAAGAACGACCTCTGCCACGTCCGCGACCTCTACGCATCTGAGGTCCGTCACCGTAGTATCTGTCGTCTCCATAGTAATCGGTCGGGTAGGATTCGTAACCCATCCTCCGGTATTCCCGGTCCTCCATTTCATGACGACGTTCGCGCTCTTCGAGCCTTCTTTCCCTTTCTTCCAGCTCGTTTTCGCGCTCTTCCATTTCTTTCATCTTCTCATGCATACCGTAATGGTCGTAAATACCACCACCATACCCCATGTACGTCCCATCAGAACGCCGGCTTCTGCCTCTGCCTCCACCTCGTCTGTCTTCTATCTCGTCATATCCAGGATATTCTCTGTGTCCTGAATTTAAATCATATACTATCATATTATACTTATTTCAAACGTTCTACAATTAACTTCTTTAAATCTTCGAATGAATCAGTAAGGTCATTCACCTTATTTTCTATACCAGCTATTTTACGATCCTGCTCTCTCGTTTGCTTGAATGCCGGATTGATATCTTCTAATATAGATTCACAAGCCTCTATCTTGGCACGATGGGCATCTACGCTGTCTATTATTTCCTGACTGGTGCTTTTTATGGCATTCAGCTCGTTCATAATCGGATCTATGCTGGTAGATAATGTTATGCCCATAGCCTTAGCCACATTCTGGGATTCCGGGACCGTATAGGTCTTGGTTTCGCCAGTGAGCTCTACCGTCAGATCCACCACGCGGGTCTGCATCGCCTGATACTGACCTGGCTGAGGAGGAAGATACCTGGGTTCGGATACGGCTACTACCTTTCCCAATTCGTATTTAGGTACTGTATTAGTATCAAGGGTATGTACCTGAAACCCTTTCTTCAAATCTGAAAACATGATCAAAATATTAGTTAGGTGAAAATAGGGTGATGGTCTCCATCACCCTACTGAAATCATTTACCTGCTTTAACTTCAGACGCCTGGGCTGTTGTTGTCGGAACACAACAATCCATTAATCTTAACACGCCACGAACTTTATTGAAGTACAGAAGGCGTTCTGTGCCATTTACCATAGCAGCACCCGTGACAGCTACGTTAATAGGGTTCACGACATTCACTCCCGTAACCGGGCAACAGGTGTCGGCTCCTACTGTTGAAACTGTACTGTTTGCCGGGACCGCAATCTGTACCGGTAGAGCACTTCCGGCTGTGGGGACTACTTGCCTTATCTTAAGAAGGATAAGACCCTCACACGGAAGGGCGATCCAAGCCCGTGGGTTAATACCGAAGACTGTATTTGTCGTACTGACAATAACATTCTTCGTAACCATCTCATACAACGATCCTATTTTAGAAACACAAGCCATATTAGCCTCCTTTCTTAATAAAATCAGACAGCAGCGTTGTTATTGCAACATCCGTTGTTACATCCGCATCCGTTATTACAGCAACCTCCTCCGAATACCTGTCCCCAAGTATAAGCCTGGTAAGGAGAACAAGAGGGGTAGGCCGGGACGGCCGTCGGGCGTAATTGACCAACGATATTCTGGGTTTGTTGCTGAGATAATGCCGAAGCTGTCAAAGCCGCTTTTTCTTCACGAAGTTGAGCAATAGTGTTCTGCATTTCCCTCATTTCCAACTGACAGAATTTGTCGTTGATCATAACGGTTTGGGCGTCAAGTTTCGCAGACAAGATATTGAATTGGCTTGTAGCTTGCTCACGATTGTTAGCCAGACCTTGGTTGAGACCGTTCTGCAAGACATTGGTTTGTTCCAACGTGCGAAGCTGGTTATCAAAACCTTGCTGAGTAATCATTCCCTGAGTCTGGCAAGTGCTTTGATTGATCAACGAACTCAGATTGCAGCAGCAAGAGCTGATTTGATTTCCTATTTCACAACCTTGTTGTTGAACTGCGTTGATAACAGCCTGAGAAGTCATACCTACCTGACCAGCTACTTTATCAATAGCACCCTGTACGTTGCAGATAGCGTTCTGAAGTTGAGTAGTAGAACAGTTCAAAGCAGAAGCAATCTGATCTATGGCGCTACGATTACCTTGAATTGCCTGCATCAAAAGTTCACGACCGTAATCGTTATTCAACTGAGCCGGCAAACCATTGGCACAACAATCACCGCCATTTCCAAAACCGTTACCGAAGCCGCGTCCACCCCACAGCCAGAACAAAACAATTATCCAGAGCCACCAACCGTTAGCCCCACCGAAACCGTCCTGGTTGTTACGACCGTTCATCAAAGCCGCCACCAGATTCGGATCCATTTTATTACCACCTATCAAATTAGCAAACATGCCGGGAATCATTGAAAGAAGACCGTTAGTGGCTGCACCACCACCGTTAGCCCCGGCTCCATCTAAAAGGACGATTTTATCACCACCCATAATTTTATAGTATTTAATTGTTAAACATACGTGCATGAAGCACGTAACAAAGATCATGATTGTAAGGTGGAATATAGGTGTGTTTATTTCCTATAGAAGAGAAGTATTTTCAGAAAAGATAGAAAAATAATACACAATGAGCAATTTTCCCCATTTAAGTGGAAAACTTTACAATCAATAACTTACGCTTTTCCCATTTTGGGTAAAGCGCTGTAAATCAAACCAGGGCCCGCATCACTGCGAGCCCTGATCTCTAAACTAATACCATGAAAAACTTAAATCTAGAAACTAAAGAACACACAAATGTATGAAAATGTATGCTTTTCACAAAGAATCTGTATCCTGTTCTTTTGTGTGATTCAAGACATGGGATATAGTTCTGATACTTAATCCGGTTTGATTTTGTATCAGATTATAAATATAGGATTTTGAAACTACAGTTCTTAATTGACCTAAATCATTCATAATGTTTTTATACATAAGATGAATGCTGTTGTTACGTTTGATGGTACTGATTCTCATTTCCTACTGTTATTAGTTACGTTCGGTTCTTACTTTTTCCTTATTTCCATAATCCCTTCCTGAAACTAATATTGCAAACTTAATAAAAATAATTCATAAACAATGAAAATCTAACTTTTCTTGTATGTTATTGATATACGTACATATATGAGAAAAGTGAGACTTTCACAAGCCTCACTTCCCAAATTATAACTATGAAAAAACTATATATATGTACAAAAATTACCTGCATTCTAATTTGTTAAGATCATCCAATTCAGACTTGCTTACGGTCATGTCTTGCGTCAAGCCAGATCTGTTTTGGTATGGAGCGTAATCAGTTTCTACCGTCTTAGCCTTCTGAGTAGAATCGTATTTCACCTCCGATTCGGTTCCTGTCAGATTTTGGTAGATAGAGCCGGAACTACTCTCGCTTACTTTAGACCATATCTTATTACCTACTCTTATAAAATTATCATAAATACCTTCTGCTGTTATAACACCATCTTGCTCTACGATATTAGAACCCGATTTTTCTTTTAACAAATACGGGTGCCTGGTGTAAAAATAGTGTTCAAAATCATTCCCAGCATACGAAGGGTCATACCTCTCCAAATAAAACAATTCTGATAAAGAAGGGTCGGTACTGGTCATGCTATAATCAAACAACATCAACCTGTCTTTTCCAGATAAAGATAATTCTATTGATTTCAAAATATCAGGATCATCAGAAATAAGACCCAAAGATGGACCAGGTTTGAAGTCAAGATACTTATAGGCATTATCATATAATTTTGTTTTATGGAGTTTGTTGTCAAGGTAAGATTGGTATAAATCGAATAAGGATAATGGGTTTTCGCTATCTTGTTTTTTGTTCATGTATCGACTATACTCCCGATCCACATCCACGTAAGGAACGTCAAGTACCGCAGGGTGCCCAAACGCCATCCTGGTCATTATCATGTCCTCTGTGTTCTGAGAATCCATGAACGATCTGACGTATTTTTTAATGGAAGCCATGAGCGTATTATTATCTACGTTCCGTACTTTCTCTTTATCCAAAACGCCGTTCTTAAAACAAGATTCAGGATATATTTTAGTAGAAAAATGAGTTAGGTTGTGCTTGGCTAATACTGTTGATATTTGATACATCTCGTTAAGATCATCTTTGCTGATCCTTTGATATAGATTATCTCCTACCTTAAGCAATGAATGTTTCTCAAATGCCTCTACTGGGTCTATATCGGATTCAGAATAAACGATATTCAAATTATCCATATACTCCGGCAATAATCCAAAATAATAGTCTGTACTATCACCAAGAACATCATCTATAGAAGATGCCAGCGTTGGAGCATAATTTACATCATTATGCCTGGCCACATAAATATCAAGATCCAGCATCAAATTATCTATCTTATTCAAAGATTCTTCTGTGCCATCATAAGTTTCCGATGTCCCTATTATATCTATGCCAAACCACGTACAAGCCTCTTCTATATCCCATATCATGCTTCTTAAATCGGATTCGGTGTCGGCATTAGCCCTATGTAAATAAGCTGATATACGAGCTCTTAGGAACTCTATTTTGCCGGAATTGTAATAAGAAAGATCTTGTAGCTTAGACAAAGATCTTCTCTTGCCTTCCACCACATCATCCCCTTCTATGTTTATTACCGGAATCTTATTCGTAGATGAGAACTCATCAAACATAGATTCGGCAAATTCTTTATCAGAAACGAATTTCTCAACCAGTTCAGGATATGAATTTCTCAACGATTCAAAAGCAGATGAAAATTCAGAAAAGTTTTTTATGCCGGCTACTGTTTTACGCATAGCATAATAAAGCTCAGAAGGATTATATGGTACTTTTTTACCAAATTGGTTAAACACTCCCTCCTTGTAAACAATAGGACCATACTGATAGTCAATAGACATAAAATAATTATCTTTTTCCCTATCATGTTCGTTAATAGAAGAATCTATTAACTTTCTCATGGAAGTCGAAACCTCGTTTAAAACAGAAGGATCGGATAAAATACGACTTATTTCTGTTTCATCATACAAACCGGATCTCCTTAATTTCTGCTCATTCAGTATCAAACTGCCATCTACATAAAAATCGAAGAGAATAGCATTAGACAATGAAGACGCATTGAAAAAATAATGAGTAGACAAAAGGAAATCCCTTACATCCTTAACATCCTGAGCCGTTAAAGGATCAGCAAAATAAGTCTGACGCTTCATATACGACAGCACATCTTCTAAAAGAGGTTCGCCATTGGGATCGGTGTTAAACATCTCCCCTGGAGCCGGGTTATTCCAATGACCGTAATACGACGAAAAACCAGGAGTGTAAGCCTTAGCCCATACCTGAAGAGCCCGCTCGCTGTTTCCTAATACTTTTAAAGCACTTTCGTAAAGAACGGAAGGCTCCCCGTTAGGAGCCTTAACCCGTTTTATTTCATTTTCCTTTTTTTCTATCTGACATTTGACACCCATAGTGATAAATATTTTAGACAAAGATAGTATAAAAATAGAAATTATGAGACTTCTATTTCATAATGCGAAGCCTCTGTCTCAACTATCAATCTTCCCTCTCCTTCGAACTCAACGCTATCATTTCCTGGACCAGTAACAAAAGGGAAATCAGATACGGATGTTACATAATCTCTAGAACCACCGGAGAAAGACTGACTTTTACTTTGTTTGTAATTGATAGTCAATTGTGTTTTACCTATCTGAAGAGTTTCAGATAAATTTTTAGTATAAGTAGTGGTAGTTGTAATATCCCCATTTTTATAACAATACATTATAAAGGTGGTAACCGGACTCTTTTTTATATTACTATCCGGACCTGCATGATAAGATTCATTTCCTCCAAATATGCTATAAATGTGACAATAAGGACCGACTCTTTTACTTGAAGTTTTAGCCTTACCCTCGACTCCTTTCAAAGATATAGTAACCTTACTCTTGTATTCAATATCCTTCCAATTACAGACTCCTTCACTTACGTTTCCAACAAACCTGTCATCAACATAAACCTCTATATTCCCCTGCTGATTGGTCTTCAACTGATACTGAACAAAACTTGAAACATCTTCGTATCTCCTTCTCATACTCAACACTCCTTATTTAACTCATTTATCGAATCCGAATTATCAGAACCTTCTACGAGATTCTTATTCCTATCTATCTCTTCCTGACTCATGTTACTCATCATATTTTGTATTTTTCTACCAGATTGAGACAAAGAGCGAATGAATGCACTGGAACTTATCTTAACTCCAAGATCCGGTTTTGCCCTAAACGCTTCACCGGTACTGATATTATACAAATCATACACACCTGAGTTCATATAGAATTTATATATCCAGTTTCCACCAGCTTTTTTGTACCCTAATTTGGTTAACTCGACTACACTCATACCAAATTTAATGCCATTACGACCCATTATCTCCTCCGGTATAGGTTCTACCTTAGCCGGAACAGATGTATATGCTTCATCGCCGCCGTACAGGAAATAAGGGGTTGTCACCCTCGATATGTGAGTAAGCGGTTCTTCGGATATACGAGGCTCGTCTTTCGCAGCCTTATATTCTTCCCTTGGATTGGATATCCTAATAAAAGGATCGTATGTCAAAAAGGTTAAGCCGTATTCTACTTTATAACCTGATACGCCGTTAAGATCCCTTATAGCCTTAGTCGTATGCGAGTGACTGATGGTGTCTATACCATACCTTGATTCCATATCGGTCATAATACTATTAACCTCATCTCCCTCTACATAAACCTCTTCTCCTTCCGGGATAGAGGTTATGCCGGCAGCCCTTCTAAGTAGCCATAAAGTGACTTCAGCAATGTCAGAGAACTTATCTCCGTTCTTCCTATAGTTATCTACTCTTCCTTCTTCATATCCAGGTAATTCGACATTTCCTTTAACTTCGACATTTGTTCTGGATTGTCCTTTGCCTTCTCCATCTCCCTTTTTATCGCCATCTTCCTCAGTGCGTACTGCACCGCCTTCTGCACTTCCTTCTTTTCCATCATTTAAAATATTATCTGATTCTGACTCTATAGACTCCACGACAGCATCATACTCTGGTATGCCGCTAAGGAAATCTGCTACGTTATTCAAAAACTCTATTTTTTCCTCGTTTGTCATATCAAGGCTTTCCACGGGCTCCCATATGGCAGGCAAGTTGTTTGATTTTATTGCAGTAGAAACATCTTCTACAGTTTTATTATCCACCGTAGGCAAAACTTTAGAAACCAAACTATTGATATCAGATTCCATTTTTTCTACTTCCTCTTTTGTGCCATATTCTTTTAGGGTATCCATGCCATTGACTCTAAGAGAATAATTCAAAGCCTTACTCGGAACAAAATTAATATATTTCAAAAAGTTTTTCAACTCTGATATAATTTGTTCGTCAGATCTTGGCCCAACATAATCAACCACCACCTGATCTGTTTGAGAACGAAGCCAAGAAACGTATTCATTTAAGGTCTTACCACCTTTACTGGAAGGAGTGGATATTTTATCACCTACTGTTCCTTTAGGTTCTAATCCCATTTCCTCCTTAAGACTTTTAGGATTACCTCTCTCACGAAGAAACCTCAAGTCACCTCCTACAATCTTCCTTGCTATAAAATCAAAAATATTAGCATAAGGCGGCAATCCTTCTTTTTCTATATGAGATTCTATTTCGTTTAACATAAGAGAGAAGTTTTTCCTGGAGGTACGCTTCTTGCCAGGTAAAGACTGCATAGCTTGTGCCGCAGGAGCCGGCTGAGCTAATGGCGCCGGCTGAGTCCCCCTGACAGCTCCTTCCTCTGGCATTTCCTCTTCATAAACATCCACGTATTCTTTAGAAGTAACGGTCTTACCCTCATCAGAGAAAGGAAGATCATCCTCTATAAGCGACTTAGGGCTGGAAGATGATTTACCAAACTGAATCCTGATCTTAGGAGCGACAAACATCTCACCTTCGAAATCTATTCCAGATTCTACTTCAGATGTCACAATGTCTTTAACGCTCCTACTTCCATCCTCTACCCACTTAACAACATCAGGAACCGTAGATAATTTTTCTATAGCCTCACGAGCTTTTATAAGCCCTGAAATAGGATTCAAATACGATACTTGATACGAAGCCGGATCAAGACCTAACTTGGTCAGATACGCATTAAGATCTTGTATGTCATCTTGACCCATCTGCAACAATTCAGAGTCACCGGATTCAAGCAGCATATCTATAAAAGAAATCCATTTCTTTCCTTCCTCTGATTCTACAGAACGTAGACTAACAGGGAAAAGATAATTAAGACCGTTTTTACCTTTGATGACAACTACCGGAACTCTTACATTTTTGTAATTATTCCCCTTGTCATTTAATATAGAATAAGCAAATGGGAAGCCTGTGTATTTAGAGCCGTTCTTAAGCACGACTTTGCCATTTAATACATATCCGACATCAGATACTTTTTCAGCACCTTTTTCGGTAATAGGGAGATTTTCTACCTGGCCATATCCTTGACCGTTCACCCTCATGTTAAATACCGGTCTTCCGGGAAGAGTCTGGGCAACAACATGCGTGCCGACGCTGATGGTAGCCGACCGACCAGCATCTTTCTTCCACTTGTTAAAAGCCGTTCTTCTTATTTTACTTATACCATCTATGCCTCCTGTATCAGCTTTTACAACAGAAACGAATCTGTTCCCACTCATGACCTTGATAACCATATTGGACACCAGTTTATTCTCAGCAGATTCTATTCTTTTTTTATCGCCTGACTGAACAGCGTCATTGTATTCGGTAAAAAGAGACTGATTATAAGTATCATTTACATCTATTTCGAGATTAACCTTATCTCCTTTTTTCAAAGAAGATAATGCTTCCTGATCTATTTTATCTACTTCATTCTCTCCGAATCCGACACCTGTTCTGTACGGAACCAACTCATCTGAATCAAGACGCTTATAAACCAAAGAATAGGAATTACCCACGTCCTGAATAGACACATCTGTGTAACGGTTAAGAACACGAGCCGATTCTTTATCTATAGACCATCTCGCATGATAAGGAAGTTCAATTATAGTAGCCGTTTCTCCACCTATGTTAAGAGAATACCTTTTAGTGCCATTAGCGTTCGTTTCAGAGCTTATTTGAATAGGAACCAATGATTTTATGGAAGATATAAATTTATCGGCTCTAAGACCCGCAATTTCATACCTTTCATTGCCATCATTAGAGATTCTTCTAACCATCAACGTCTCTGGATTCTGGGCGCTATCTATATTGGCTCCCGGCGTATTATCAGATTCGTCTAATTCATTTACAAGAGAATCTATATTAGCATCATCCTCCCCGAAATTACTTAACGTAGATTCAGAGATACGACCTTTATCAATAATCCTGTTTTGCTCGATATAAGGAAGGAGGTCCGTGATATTTCCAACCTGGCCAAGATCTTCTATGGTAAATACCGAATCTGCAAGTTTATCTTCGTCAACTTTCTCTCCTTTGTCCCGCCTGTTCATTATATCAACATACGAAGAAATAGCATCATCAAGCTCCCTTCTTTGATCTGGCTCCAAATTAGACTTAGCCATATCAATAATAGCTTTATTTTCCTCATATACTGATCTCGGACTTGTAAGCCTGTCAGCCTTTTCAGATAATGATTTAATGAGATTAACAGGACTATCACCTAAAGACGATACATAATCATCAAAATCTTGTTTGTATTTATCATACACATCTTTTTCTCTCGCAGTAAGAAGATCGGCATTACCTGTATATAGTTTATCAATTATAGACTGCCTTACTACCGGAACCATAATAGGATTATCCATAGCAGCCTCATAATCTTCATCCGATACAGACTCCGTAAGCGGTGACTCTTTTATATCATCTTCTGCTTCCTTCATCCTATCTTCCCTTACTTTATCAAGAGCATGCATAAAAGCCTTGATAGTCCAAGCTTCGTCTTCCGAAATCTTACCTTCTGACACAGCTTGATCTACTACCTCATCAGTGTCATATTCACCAACTTTATTAGACTCTGCAAAATCAGGAACCTTGTCATCCCCTTTATAAGGAGTAGACCATAGAGAAGACAGCGCTTTTGAAAACCCCCTGTTTTCCTCAGCTAAGAATCTTTTATCAAGCATCTTAGACAAGAAGTTATTCATATTCCTATAGTCCATCAAACTTCTTCGGTATTCATTTACCAAGGATCTCATGGCTTTGTCTTTGGCTGTAAACTTCTTTTCCTGTCTTGATTTTACATTAAAATAATCATCAAAAGCCACAAGCGTATCATAGGCTTCTATCACATCTTGTGAACTTATGGGAGAAAGAGGAGATGATAAAACAGATTCGGTTTTACTTACCAGCTCTTCTATCGAAAACTCTTTTCCTATTAACGTTGATAACTCAGACAACGAATTGTTGTAATTGGTTCTAAGGCTTTCCAATTCTTTGGTTTTTCGTTGTATGGATTCAGCTTGTGGATCTTTCCCTTCTACGTTGCGAGGGCGGGTAGCAAGATCTTCTATTTCGGATTCAAGTTCTTCTATTCTTGACCGTATGCCACGGATAGCCATCGCCCGCTCCCTTGCCCTGTCCGACAGCCGGGAGAACGTACTTAGAGCATCCGCCACGCGAGGCTGCCCCGAAAGCGTTTCTATGACAGAAGCTATGTCTTTCATTCTTGATTCCGATTGAAGACCAAGAAAAGCATTACGAGCCACGTATTTCCTAAACTCAATCTTAGAATCATCACCTATAAGATCTTCGGCAAAACTCTGGGCAGATCTGAAATCCGAAAGACGATTATTATAATTATCAATAATAGAGTCCTTGTATTTCTTTGCCTCTTCCAAAGACATTCCATTAGCTTCGGCTATTTCCGAAATAGGCATCATATCAATCATCTGCCGGAAATTTTCAGCCGAATCCTCTAAGGTTCCCATTTGGTTGTCAATAGACATCTTTTCAAACATAGCATCATCAAGCTCCTTACCAGTCATAGACTGGGCATCGGAACGAACTTGAGGCCCTAAACTCATTGATTTTTTCAACGTATTCAAAGCCGCCGTGTTAAGATTAGAAGATGCTTTGTTATATTCATTCACTTGCCTTTCCAGCAAGATCTGACTATTACTATACTCTTTCACCCCAAAGAAGCCTTCTCTCATACCAAACAAAGAACCGATAATAGCACCGATTCCTATTTCAGTCCATCCTTCTTTAGACGTATATTGCTTTTTAAATCCTTCAGAAATAGCATCAAGAACATCAACGGCTCCGTTCATGGCGACATTATCATATCTTGACTTAACATATTCCTCAGCCGTATTCTGAACAGCACCTTGAGATCCTTCTTCCCATAAGCCTTCAGATACCGGTCTTTTCATGATATTGAAAACATTGCCTGCTATCTTCTGTCCTATATTGGGATTGGTTATTTTAATAGCCATCTCTCCCGGCTTCGCAACTTCCGTCCCTAATCCAAATAAATGCTTGTTGAGCCTCTTTTCCAACCCTGGTATAGCCTTGCCTCCTAACCCTATATACTTACCAAAAAGAAGCCAGTTAGATAATCCTATGATACCCATATTGGCGGCAAATATAGCACTACCTACATCAGCATTAGAATTACGAAAAACAGCCATTTCCTCTGCATTGGGATCACGACCATAAATCTTACGATAATAATCCTTGAAATCAGACTCAGATTGCTTCATAAAAGAATTTGCTTCAACCGATGACTCGAATCCGGCACTGGTAGCCAACAACGTCATGGTCTTAGCCGCCTCCCCTACATTTCTTCCGGTAGCAACTCCTTTTCTTACATAGTCGTTAAACACGCTTTTAAGGCTTCCTATGCCCCTATTGGCAGCTTGCCTTGCTGCTAACTTAGCTCCGATTCTTCCACCTAATTTAGCGCCTATATTACCCAATGATCCAACTCCAAGTCCTCCGGTCATGTACGCTGATATCATGGCTCCTACGGTAAAAGACATACCATTACCAAGGACATCATTCCACAAGAAATTACCGGTATCCTTAAAAAGCTTCTGACCGAAATTATAATCTTCTACCTCTTTCTTGTAATAATGGGGAAGAAGCATGTCTATTTGCTGGTCAAGATCACCTACAAACTTATCCATGTTAGTGTTTAACGCAGCTTTGTAACTTCCCTCAGATGCCATATTGATAAGTTTGTCAGGCAATGACACAACTCCTTGCGCACCGTACAATGCAGACTTTAAAGCGAATTTACCTACACCATTCCAAAACTTACTCCACCCGCTCTGTCTCCTGGCATAATAATCCTCATTATTTATACCCGGAATATAGTTGGGATATTTTGTACGCCATACCCCATCATTACCCATCTGATGACTTTCACGGATACTTACCTTCGGTCCATAGGGATTAAGAGGCGGCGGGACAGGTGTAGCCCCCCTGTAGCTGTTACGAGCCAGTGCCTCCGAGTAGCTGTTGCTTATCTCCTTGGCTATATACGGTTCTTCGTATTCGGCAGCAGCTATCCTTGATGCGTAATCCGGAAATTTAGGTTGGGCATACACACCTTCACCAGGCATATAATTAGGAACCAGAGGTGTTGTCGTCTCTGGTAATGTAGCCGGAGTGTAATTCTCTTCTTCGGCTAATTTCCTTTGCCTTGCCACATCTTCGTAAGTGGTTTTAGCAGCAGGATTATATCTATCTATATTATTGTCAGCCATAAATTTTCTGCAAAAAATCGTTCAACTTACTAAACTTGTCATTCATATTGGGCGTGATATTTATTCCTCTCATATACGGATCCCTCATCTGATCAAGACGTTCTTGAACAGCCTCCTTCACGTATTTTACAAAGAAGTACTGAGGACACTTCTGGTGAATGCTATTCCAGTAATCCGCATACTCATCATTACCTGGATCCAAAGGAACAAAATCCGAGAACAACAATGCAGGATTTTTAGAATTTTTAGTCCTTTTGTCATAGAAATTGACCGCTACCTCTCTTGAACCCCTGTCATCCATTCCCTCCAACTGAACTGATATGTTATCAGACATGTCAATAAAATTATCAACAAGGGTTTTAACAACATTCATTTCTTCTGGCTTAAGGTAAGAACCATGAACCTTTACTATATCATAAAGATCATTCTTAACATCAGCCTTAGAAGCCAAACGGGGAAGACCATTACGTATAAGATACTTATCATAAGAATAACCTTCCTTCTTTCCGGTATCTACAAAATCACAGGTTCCAAAACTTGATTTGTAACCATCCACCGGATAATTACGCTCCTCGACCGAAGGATCTATACCCGCCTTAAGAAGCTCGTCATTCGTAATCTCAACCCTTTCTGTAACATAAGAATTTTCACCGGAACCTACTTGAGCAGTCAAGAATCTTCTAACAGTGCCATTATCTATCTCGGCATCCATATTAATGGCATTAATAGCAGTAGGATCCAGATTATTTACCTTTCCTGCCATGTAACCAGACAATCTTCTAAACTGAGCCTTCTGCAAAGACTTTTCCGGTGAATCGGCATTCCAATTGTATCTTTTGTAAGAATCAAGGTAATGATACTGAGATAACTTATCAGAAATCTGATCAGGAGATACAGACATTTTTATCTCATCCTGCATCTGACCTGCTATCATATCAGACACTCTACTGTTTTTCTCAGCATATCTTAGCTGGGTAATAGTTAATGGTTCACCTTCCTGATAATCTTTTAAATCTATATCACCATCCTTATCTATGGTCATATAATCTGATATATTAAAATCAGGATCGCCGTTGAGTTTCTTCATTCCATTAATAAGAGCCAATGTACCAGTAGAAGAACCATTATTCTCGCTTGTAATAGCATCAGATATGTTTTTCCCCAACTTGCCGGCACTCGCCTTAGCTCCTAATGACGGAGATATAGCACTAAGAATATCTATTCCTCTTGAAGGGTCCATCATGTATTCTCTGAACCCTACGGCATCAGATACACCAGTTGTTATGGCTGTGGCGAGCAGGAAGGCTCCAGCCTTATCATCTGTATCGGTAAGATTTATAAAAGAATTTCCTTTCATAAACTTAGCATTACGAACTTTACTGATAATATCCTTATTTTTTTTAGTAACTATATTATCTATTTGATAATCAGTTATGTTATTTATAGCCTTTGTAGCTCCATTTGCCTTAGAATCAGAAAGAAGTAAAGCATCATAAGCTTCAGACAGTCTGTTATTTCCTTGTCCAAAATATCCGTTTTTCTGACCTCCATTATTTTTTAAATAAGAATATATCCGTTCTTCAGGAGTCATATTAGCATACAATCCTGGGTCAGTTTTTTCTTCTTCGTATGATGCTGCAACGATATTACTTCTGTCTGTAGGAGATAATGAATTATATAATTTCAATAAATTTGCTCTACGCTCTGTGGAAGAAGATGTGAGTTGTTCATAAGGGATATTAGCCAAATTAACAGATCCTATCTTACCCGTTCCAGAATTGATAGCCGTAGGCCCGTCCATAGGAGCCATCGGCACTCCTACACCGCCTGCTCCTCTTGTGCCTCCGGATGAGCTTTCAGTGCCCATCTTGGAACCGTAAGTACGCATGTATTCGGTTTCAATCTTAGCCTGTGCAAGTTGCTCTTTTGCCAACGATATTTCAACCATAGACTTAGCATTATCAGTCAAAAACTTTTGCTGAGCCCTATCCTCTGCCAACCTTGCAAAATAAAGATCATCTTTCTTCCTTTCAAAACTTGTATTGTCGTATCTCCATGCATCAGTCATCTTATCGAAAAGATTATTGGTAACAACAAAATTAGCAGCCGCTACCGGATCTGATGAAGCTATTATCATATCTGCCTCCCTCTTGGCTTCTGCTTTCTGATTTTTAGCTTCCTGTATCTGACTGTCAATACGATCAATAATATCCTTATTATCCCCTACTGATTTCTTTTTTGCTTCCAATGCTCCTATGTGCCTATCGTATCTTTCGACATAAGACCCAATGTATTGACTAACCAAATCCGGATTACTGAACACCGGATTGGTAGCTGCCATGTATGATGCTTCTATTCTCATCTGATTCCTCATGTTTTCAGATAAGTTAGCAGACACAAAATTCCTTATCTGGGAATCAGTAAGCTCATCTACGTTGACTTCTATGATTCCACCAGTAGGATTACCTTTAACATCATATTCTGTTGTCTGAATCTTCTTGCCTTCGTTGTTTTTCCTAAAATCACTGACCAGCTTATTTATCTCCTTAGTATAATCGACATAAGGAGAATAATGAAGACCTCCCAACCTTGATCCTGCTTTACCATCTGACCTCCATTTGTAATAAGGGTCCAAAGCATGCCATTCATTAATAGGAGAATAAAGTTCAGGATGATTCTGTTTTATAGATTCTATTTCCTTCATAACCCTCTTGCCTTCTTTTGTGCCGGCAATCGCGTTAATGACCGTATCATCTAACACCGAACTTATCTCTCCTTGTATGGCTCTCGTAACACCATCAGAAGAAAGATCCACGCCTTTGAATTTTTGATTGATGTTAGCAATCACACCTGACATCTTATCTTCCATATAAGCGCGGGCTTCAGGCTTATCTATCTCTTGACCCATAAGATAATCTACCTGGGTATAGATCTTTTCACGAGCAGCATCAACCTTCTGCTGTTTGTACATCATGACGTCCTTAACAAGATCTATGTTGTAAGGACTAACATACGGGGCATATTGCCTTAAAATACTATACTGTGAAGCCACTATTTGGTCCTCCTTCTTCTTTTAATTTCATCATCTTCTTCATTTAAACTTCTCAAGTAAGGTGTGGAATAATCACCCATATTCATCACATCCTGATTACCTTGAACGTAAATAATTTGACCACTTGGAAGCATTCTCATATTTGGAGCTATGGAAGCTATGGTATTCAATGATGTACGAACATTGAACTTATTCTGTATCTCACTGTTTATGCTGTCATAATAACGAGCAAGATTTTCATCCCTTATAGCCATAGCCTTCAATAACCCAGATTCATAACGTTGCCTTTCCGCTATGTTCTTATCGTCTGTCTGAACATAAGCCATTTCATTGAATCTATCAGCTTCGTTTATTTGCCTTGCGTTATTGAAATTTACTTCGTTAATGTACTTGGCTATATTGCTTCCAGCTATGGCGTTCATATTAGCCAGAATAGCGGAGCGCTGGGAGTCGGGCACGTCACCTACTGCGTCCAACTGAGCCGATGTCGCGCGGTTGAGCTCGTTGATATACTGATCAGCAGATTGCAAAACAGGATCTATTCTCGGAGCCTGATGCCTTTCCAATCCCTCTATCTCTAATCCAGTATCAAGCATCCTCAACATCTCAGGGAATATAGGGCCTGATAAAGCAGGACTGACACCTTTTCTTCCGTTTGTATCATCTTCTTCCTCGGCTTCCGTTTCTACAGTAGTATTAACAACAGGATTTTCTTTCTTCACTTCTATCCTGCCTGGAGAACCTGGGTTGGGAGATTTAGCGCCGGTTCCTACAGGTTCAGCTTCTATAGGTTTTGATGCCGGATTTACGGCTTCTAAAATAAAGTCTGTTTCTGACATCAAACCGCTATCTTTTAAAGCAGCAAACTTATTATAATCGGCACCCAGAATCTTCTTAGCTGCATCAGATTTATCACCAAATAAGTCAACATAATTCTTTATCCCTTTTTCGTTCAACAATCTCTTTTGTTCAGGAGTAACTACATCCAATCCATAAAATGATCTGGTTGCCGTAGTTTGCCCAAATTTGTCATCTACGGCAAATGAGTTATATGCCGATTTACTTCCTTGGTCGTACTTACCAGCATCTTCTCCCCAAAATCCGTATTCGTCTCTAAATTTCTTGGCTTTTTCGGCATTGGCTATAGCACCTGATTCTGCCAAAGCCCATAGGTTGTTTAGTTGGCTATTGTATCCAGTCTGGAATCCTTCTGTATTAAAATCTCCATCCGTATTGTATTTATTAGCCCAACGGTTAATATCAAGCAAATTAGAAATAGCCTTGTTATTTACCCTACCATAACCGGCGCTACTTCTGTGTTGCAGATTTTGATTAGAATTTACACCAGAATCAGGATTAAGGATCTGTTCTCTGTCCGCAACATCCACTATAGACATATTAAGAGCACGTCCAAACTGCTTCATTAAAAGCTGCTGTACTTTCTTACCCCACTCTATTTGCTCTTTGGTAGGGCCGCCTTCAGCCATTTTCCTAACTCTCTTTACATACTCATCGTATATCCAATTTTTAGCATCAGATTCAGATACGTTAAGAGCCTTAGCCTGCTTTCTTACGGCATTTAAATCAACCTTTCCGCCATCTCTAAAGAAAGCATCTATCTTTTCTTGGCGTTTGGATTCCTCTTGTTTGTTATAGACAATATCAGCAAAAGACCTGAATTGCACCTCAAGTTCGTCTATTTCCTTTTGATTATCATTTACGTACTTGGAAAGAATGGACTTATTCAACTCAGAAGTATTTTTATCCTTAACATCCTTATTCTTTTCCAATCTCTTGAAAACACGTTCCTGATCATCATACTTTTCGGACAATCCTATTTTTTTCTTGTACCTATCAAGAAGCGTAGCATACGTATCTTTTTCCGTAGCTCTAATGCCATAATTTTCCCTTACGTAAGAAGCGAAATCATCATCGATAGTACGGTAATCTGAAATAATATGAGCTTCTGGCAAATCAACGGAAGTGCCGCCGTCTTCATGCCTGTTACCTTTTGCCTCCATAGGACCAACATCATCCGGAGTCAAAACGTATTCTCCTTTTTCTATCTCAACATTAGCATTACCCTCTATAGATTTAGGAAGAGGGTAAATGTATTCTCCTGTCATATCAGACGTATCTATTCTCTGTCCATTTCCAAGGTTAACGCCACCACCTTCACGTTCCCACTTGATGAATTGCTGACGACGCTCCTTGGCAAGTTTTTCCCTCGCTGCCTGCTCGTCTCTGCTGGCTGCATACGCAGCAGATGAAGCTCCCATGATATTACGGGTAAGACCTAATCCTAAACTAACACCAGACAGGGCAGCTTGAGCCACATTAGCACCGACCTTATTACCGGCTCTTATCCGGCCAAGACTTGTACCGAACATTTGAGCTCTGCCGGTTAGATCGGGTGAATAATATGGGGTAGTCATAGGATCCAGAGGATTACCATCTTGGGAACGTTTTTCTTTAGAGGAATCAGCATCCGCATCACCTACATTCATTGCATTATCAACGACTGATTTCTCTACGTTTTTAACCATGCCCCTATTATCAGCGAGATATCCTGCATACCCTGCATCATTGTTTTCAAAAAACGAATCGGATGTAAGCATACTGCTAAATGGATTTATCTCACCCTCCTCTGTTTCTAAAGTCACATCAGAAGGCATATATATATTCTGAATATCAGATTCACCCCATTTATTAACAGGCGTTCCATAATCAAGAATAGGCTGAGTAGAGGATACATTAATATCCTGTTTCTTATCCTGAACACTACCGCCAGGAGCGAATATCGGACGATTTTTTATGATTCGTAATTTCATACTATCTTTTTTCACAAAGATAAGAGAAACGAACGAGAAAATCCAACGTTATGGGATACGTTTAAAAATCAGGGACGTATGACAGACAAACCGCCCGAATCAGGGTCGTACTTAAAACCGCATGCCCGGCGATAGTTCTTAAGCGCTCTCTTGTACAAAAACAGCACTGTCTTGGAAACTACTTTCTTCATAGATTTGGTTAAAACCTCTTCTGTTGAAACAGACATCAGACATCTATTCAAGAACGACCTGACATTGAAACCGAACAAGGTCTTCACCATTTTTCTAAACGTTCTAAAAAGATATGATGCAGAAAGAGCCTTTAATCCATTGCGAACCAGTCTCTTATTAAGATAATTAATGGCTTTTTCAGATAGACAAATCCTATTCTTTCCTTCGCTGTCTACCTCTGACGAGAACCACGAATACAAGGTGGTAGGATATTTCTTAAGGTGATTGATGAAGGAAGCCATTATCCCTTCTTTTAAAGCCCTTTTGTGAGCTACGCATGCAGCAATCTTCTCTTCTCTTTTTAAAGAGCTATCAAGGCATCTAAACACTGTCCTATCGTCTCCGATGAAATACTGAGGACGTTCTTCCTTAAACTTAGCCCGGTATGCAGCATATCCTTCCTTACGGAGCATATCTATCTGAGACCGGATATAGAACCTTACACACTTTTCTTCAGCTTCTTGCACGCTTTTAAAATAAGGAACTGACTTTCTCCCATATCGAAGATAGTCATAAACCATAGCCTCTATGAAGTCATTGTATGGGAAGAATCTTCCAAAACCAAAGTTCCAAACTATGAAACATCGCACTCTATCTTTCCAATAATCAGATATGAGAAAATTGCTACAATATCTCAACTTCCTGTCTTTCTGATAAAAATGATGAGTATGTTTGTCATAAAATAGATTAAAATATCTCAAATTGCCTAAACACTGACCGGCTGGACGGCGTACTACATTATACCCTAAGTTGCTGAAGCTATTGTATATAACTTCTATCGGAGAGACCTGCTCTTTCTTAAAGAGCTTGTCGTGTAACTTGTGAGGATCTGTTATTTCTTTTAACTTTGTGTCCATATTGGTTTTTTTTTTAGTGCAAAGATATGGTTTTTTATCATACGCTCAAAGAAGAAAATGCACAGCCTTGTATCCGGTTTGAGAGAAATAGGATACAAGGTTTTTTTGTTTTATGACGGTTTGGATAAGAGACGGGAAAACGACTCTGAACGTAACCTCCTGACCGTCAGTGGTGGGACAACAAATCTTGAATTAAAACTACGCCTATGAATAGTCTCCGTTTTCCTTAATATTAAGACCATTTTCAATGATCTTACCCATTATATCATTTATATTATTTTATATACTTTACCATTTATTCATATAATTGTTTACAGTGAATGAACTTAACGACCGAAGGGAGTTAAGTGAGTGAACAGATTAACAAATTACTTTTTCCGTCTATTGTATTGTTTGCCTAATTGTGTTAAAGGATTGAGTATCGTGACCGAAGGGAACGATGCGAAAGAACATATAACATTTAAAAAACGACTGAACCTATCGACTGAAAGGAGATAGGCGATGGAGTGACGTTAATAGTTATATTAGGTAGCCAGTGGAGAATTAGGCAGGCTGGTAGGCGAGACGGGCTCCCATGCCCGTCAGGACAGTGGAGGTACGTAGGTCTGTTCTGTTAAACCAAGGCGATGATAGTTCCATCCTTCACGAAATCGCACAAAAAAGCCGGATTATCTTGATATCGTTCTTCAACCTTCGGTATCCGCATAACGAGTCTCAAATCCGGCTTCGCTTTATTAATATGAGAAATAAAATAATTGTTCTAATTGTCAGTGACGCCTTTAATGCGAAGCTGAATATTGGGAAGCACGGCATTAATCAAAGCCATTTTCTTATCCTCTTCGCTTTCTTTTTGATTCTGTCTATACATCATATTATAATCACTGTCATCACCATCCTTTTTCCCGTCTAACGTCAGTAAATGATTTATGATGTCCTTACCATACGTTTCAGTCCATGTACGGAATCTCTCTTCCTCGGACTGTCCCTCCTGGGACGGGGCTTCTGGGTTAGGGAGGGCGGCTGCCACTTCTACCTCTGGAAGTGTTACCGATGCTGCTATTTCACCATCATCTCCGAATCCCATTTGGCCATACGAAGATACGGAATTTTCTTCAATTTCCAAACCAAGATTTTTAGCAACTTCCATAGCATAGTTATAACGGTCATCATTTCTTATAACACTCTTATGAGGACGTCCTGCTCCTTGGTTCCAAGCTACTACAGCATCTTTAAGGTTATCGGCGTTCATAAAATCCTGCCGGCTGTAGTTGTAATACCCTGGTCCTTCTTTTCCTTTTCTTGTGTATAAGAAATTAGAATATCCGGTTTTCCCTTCGTATTCGTCAGCCAAGAACTCAAGTTGGTCTTTGAATGTGGGTGTAGAATGACCTTTCTTTTTGGCATGCTTGAATAACTTATCCATGCGTTCATTATGCCATTGCTGTATGCCGTATGATGTTCTATTGTCTCCATATATGTCATCTTTAAGACCGGATTCAGCCATGAGATTACCTATGATAGCAAGCGCCTGTATCTTGGACATACCTCTCTTATTAGTAAAGTATTCATATGCTTCACGCTGCTTGCCAATTACTCCACCTTCTTTCATCTTACTTACATCATCTACTACACCTAATGTTGATATAATAGGATTTGCAATATCAAGTACATCATCTACCCTATTCCCATATCTTCCCATAAAAGACATATTCCTTATCACATTCGTTCCTCCTATTGCCTCGGCGGCTCCACCAAGTATGCCGGCGTAGTTAAAAGTATTATCTCCTTCTGGATCTAAGGCAATCTGGCTTCCGTCAACACCCACATTAGACAATCCAGCTATGGTTTGTATTTTGCTACTTTCTGCTATTGTCTTAAGAATCGGCATCAACCTTAATCCCATTTTGTTATATAATCTGAGCATTCCTGGTGTAGAAGAAGCAACGTCCGCAAGTGTAAGCAAAGATTCGGCCATTAACTTATAAGGGTAAGCATCCTCCCTGCTCTTGTTCTCCCTCTCTTCTTTAGCATCATCAATTCCCTCTTTTACCTTATCTATATCTATGGAATCTAAAAGATTATTTATAATAGCTCCTATTTCTTCCCCGTTTCCATCTTTGGATATTATCAAATTTCCTATTTCACTATTTGAAAACCCGGCTATTCTTCTAAATTCGTCCTCATCAATTTCACCTTTTTCAAGATCTGAATGAGCTTGTTCAAGTAATCTCCTCCTCTTTTCTTGCCACTCCCCATTGTCATCTTGTCTTTTTATAACCTCATCTCTCTTGTCTGGATTGCTCCACCAATACTTAGCTTCTCCACCTTCTTCGTATTTCCTTACAAACCTTTTAGGTAAAGCCTTGTCATTATTTCGAAGCACACTACCTTTCTTAGGATCGTATTTGATACGTTCCCTTATTCTAAGAGGGACATCCCTTTCCGGTATGATGTCTTCCGCTATCTTCTTTCGACTAAAATCATAATCATCCTTCACATCTAACATACCGGCATCAGGATCCCATCTTACACTGAAATTCTTCAACGCACCTAATCCGGAAGCTTCGTTCACTTTTTCAAAATTGTCACCATATACTTCTTCTCTAAATGGACTTACGCCTTCATTTACTAAAATCCATTTTCCTGGATTTTCAAATATATTTTTATTTAGTTTATCAAGGACCTTCTTGTAATCTCTTATTTTTAGTTTACTTTTTTCATCAGCATTCTTATATGCCTCGTCAAGCATGTTGTTTATATATTCTTTATCTAATAAAGATTGTATCAAAATGGCTTGTTCTTGAGGCAATCCCACGTACTGAGCATTATCATCATCGTCATCAAAACGATACTTGCTTGCCGGTAATCTACTTATATCTCCATCCGTGTAAGCCTTCCACATTTTTTCTTCAAAATCTGTGGCTGTATCTTCTCCGGATCGCTCCCTATTAGGATCCAACATTCGTTTCACAGTAGGAATAAAATCGGCAATTAAACTAATAGGATCAGTGTCTAATATTGGATTAACGGATTCATACCACTTATCAGGATCAGCGTTATTGGATATGCCAACTGATTTCATATTCGAATCAGATACCCTGACCTTATTTCCGTCATATCTTCCACCTATATAACCTGTATAACCGTATTTTGCGGCTACATGACGAGCGTCTTCATACTTTGAATCATTAATATTTTTTTCTATAGATTCGTTCTCTACAGGCTTATCTTCAATCAAGACATAGTTACTGTCATCATCCACCGTCCAGGGCTGGTCTGTCGGCGTAGTGAACACCAGGCGCTCGAAGGCACGGCGCTTCTTCTGGCCGCCCATACCTTTCTCGTTTTTATTGTGATTTATTTCTTTCACTGCCTTATCATAATCACCTTCTTTAAGGTATTTGAAAAGCATTGGGCTTTTAGAATACTCTGGTCCTCCTGTATTGTAAAACAAACTAAACAAAGCATCTCGCTGATTATTGTTTAGATTCTTGAAATTAGGAGTTCTTCGTATAAATTCCGGAACAAACGTATTAACTACACCTTCAAATTCCTTATCGGCCTCTTCTACTGTTATACCATTCTTGTATTTTTTAAGAAGATGAGGAAGATGAAATCCGTACCCGATTGTTATATTTCCCTTCTTATCGTCATATAATTCAGGCTCAAACTTTTCCCACGATTTCAAATATTTTAGGATATTTTCTGAGGGCTTCCAATCTGATTTATTCTTCTTTGCCATCTTTTTCTTCCTCTAAGAATCCAAACATTTCACCTGCGCAGTTACCAACAAATCCAGCTATGTAAGCTGCGTGTTCATCTTCTCCCACCTTAAAACCAAGAAACATATTACAATGTTGGCATACCGACATAGCTGCATGAAATGATTCATGACATATGTTTTGTATAGTCATATCATTCTCACTTTGAAAGTTCCATAATAACTTAAAAGCTCTATCATCCCCCTTATCACGAACAAGATTCATAAAAGAGACTTCTGAATCTAAATCGCCTTCATCTCCCCACTCTCCTTCATGATCCAATTCTGCATTCTCAAAACGATCACACAATGTTTTGTAATCTAACCCTACGGTGATAATCAACTTTAGTGGATATATCACAAAATCAAATTCTTTTTCTTTCATTTTTCTTCCTCCTTCTTAAATTTGTGGTAAGCATCACAAACCTTGTCAACCAACCATCCCATTAGATAGGCAGCGTGCTCATCTTCTCCGGCGTCAAAACTGTAGTTAATATTAAGATACTTACAATAAAGGGAAAGACCGTGCAGACATTCGTGTCCTATGGTTCTAACATCCATATCAGACAGTGAATGAAACAAGAAACATATTTCTTTCCTGTGATTGGTTCGGTTTCCTACGAAAATAGTTCTGCCACCATAATTATCAGTCCACCCATCCCAGCTCTGATTTTCTACTTCCAGGTTAGCGAACGTCTTAACTATATACTCTTCATCTGCTCCAAGTAATACCCTTACATTATAGGGGTATATGTCATTTTTATATAATACTTGTTTCATAACAAACTGTTTTTCAACAAAGATAAACAAAAAAGCCGAAGATATACTCACGTACTTCTTCGGCTATACCTTTAAAGCTAAAACTTGTTTACTATGGAAATTACAATTGAAGCAAAATCAATGATTATATTTTTATTTTCTTAATTTCTTCAATCATATTCTTATATCCGCAGAATTTGCTGTTAATAACATCGAAAATAGATTCTGACCAGCCAGCTATGTTCAAGATATTAGATCCTCTGTAAAACATCTCACTTCCATATCCTTTAATAGAAATAGAAACGATTTTGCAATTTGGATTCACTTTTTTAAACCCTTTCAAAAGTTCAGCGAATTTACCATATCCATAACTGGAACTTTTCTCCCATACAACAGATTCACCGTCTCCTATCTGCATATCTGAAATAACGTACAAGTTATCTACTTTGATCTTATCTTTAACGCACTTATACAAGAATGCAAAAAGACCGTTTTCAGTGGCACCACCGCATTCTTCTCCGGCAGTAAAAGATTTTTTGTTATTCCATAAAACACCTTTACTTCTATCATATTCGTAATTGATAAGTTCGTCACCAAACATACCAATAAATACGTCAGGAAGCACAGAAGCAATCATACAGCCAAATAAGTTACCAATGACAGCCGTACTTGTTTTGCTAAAGGCAGACACCTCAGAAGATCCTCCCATATCTCCACGTACAGAGCCAGAGTGGTCAATCAGGATAGCCGACCGCCCCTCCAATACCGGAAGGTTCTTGCAGGAGATGGTTATGGCTTTCTCCAACGCATCTAAAATCTTATGTTTATTACGCGCTGTTAATTTAGCACGTTTTTTATCCGACTCAAATACAATATCATTTTCGGAATCATCAGTGCCTATATTTTCAACCTCTTTGAAAGCTGAAGCAAAACGGAAAGGAAGCATCTTCGAATTAAGCACCTTCTCTTCTATTGTAAGCTGCCTACAAACTTCATCTATTTGATCAGGCGCGTATTTGATTATGTTTACAAGGTTACGAACCATATTAAAAATAGGCATACCTTTTACATTAGAAACCACGTCCCGAATAGCGTCACCTAAAGCTTCTTTCTTTTCCTTATTGTCTTTCTTGTCCTGTCCGGCTTTAGACATTTCTTTTTCAAGAATCTTGCTTTCGTATAATCCAGACAAAGACCGACCTTCTATAAGGTACTGGAAAGCCGTTTTGTTAGCCTGATTGCCTTTAGGGTGAAATAAGTTTACTAAGTCAACCATAGTAATGACCCTACTGTCCATCTTATACTTATCAATCCGATACGGATCAAGACCTTCCAAAGCCGTCTTAAATCCTTTCTTAATAGCGCTGGATATTCCTCTTAACTTCTTTGGATTTTTGTCGTTAAGAGCCGCATAGCAGCCAAGGATTTCGCTCATATCATCAGGACGCATAACGATCTTATTATAGAACCTTGAAGCCCATTCCTTACCCGATGCTTTGCTGGCAAGGACAGAAGCCATAAGATGCGTTACCGACCTAAGCTTTCCTTCTTTCCTGACATACAATGCTGTTTGTGCTGCGAAATATGGATCTACTTGATCCATAAGGTCCTTAATCCTGTTCACCTTGTCTTTTTCTTTCTCATAATAAGAATCAGACAACATGGTAGTCATTACCGTAGATACCAACTCTTCTTCTGCGTTAGGCTTATACGCCTTCTCTCCCATGTGATTCACGATCGTAGGTTTAACACCTTCATCCTTTTTGTTAAACTTTCCCATTTGTTGTTGTTTTCTTTAAAGTGTTATACAAAAAAAAGCAGTGATATTACTACCACTGCTTAAAAAAAAATATATCAAAATGAATACTCAATGAGGGAAAACCTGAAGTTAGTGTAAACAATGAAATAATGGATTTGAACCATCGACCTATACTTTAACTGAGTATCGCTCTATCCATCTGAGCTAAATTCGAAGTAACTAACCCCATCACCACTCATTAGTTTTTATGTATTTCAAACAGAGGAAAAACGGAGCCGGATAATTAAAATGAAAATATTGGATTCGAACCAATGAAAAGTATTTTTACAGAATACCGCGTTATCCACTACGCTAATTTTCGAAGTAACCGAACTCCTCACCATCTATATATTTTATTAAAACAGGGAAAACCTGAAATGTGTTTTGATATGAAAGGAGGTTTTGATCTACCAACTGATCTAATTTTTCTTACATGAAAAATATAGGACTCGAACCTATGACACAAACCGAAGTATCACCTTCCATCACCACTGTTTTATATCATAATCTCTCTTGATTACGATGCAAATATAGACACTAAAATATGATTTACAAATTAAAATGATTTAAAATGTATTAATTTGGATAAATAAATGTAGTGAATAATATAAAGTGGTTATACACAGCCTTGCACTTAAAAGTATTACCCTCTACTTGCTAATAGGCAGAGGGTAATACGATATTATCTATTCTTAATCTTATCTTCAGAAATCAACCACTGGAATATAATCTTTCGGTTGCTAATTACTTTCTTTATCCTCATCAGCATCCAGCTACCACGCAACCTATCCAGCCATGACCGTCTGAAATTAAGAGAATCAGGATTAACTGACTTATTTATATCGTTATCGTCCTTGATCCAAATAGGGGTCTCTGACCGGTCATCGTCAACCCTGTTGAAGAAGTCATTTAACTTATGTCTTCTATATACCTCAGTATCCAGGACCTCAGTATAGTCGCCTACGATCTTCGGATACGATATACGTTGCGCTAAATTATTCTTTTCTTCTGGAACAAGATGAATTTCACCTGAGTTGTTTGTGTCGTTGTAGATAGTTATCGTATCTAAACCTACTTTCCTGTCAAGAGTGTAATTCACATCATCGACGTATTTCCTTGCATCAAGCTCGTATTCTACAGAAGCCAACGTAGAACCGTTATATTTCTCTTTTATCGGCACTTCTAATATAAATGGATATGTTGTTCCATAAAATGTTTGGAAGCTTTTATTCGTCAGCAAATGGCTCCATAGACCACCTTCTTCATCTGATGCCGGGAAGTTTATTCCTGTCTGGAAATATTGCTGCTGCTCTATATAATAGTCAGGGCAGAATGAGTAATACGATATCCATTCTTGCTTCAGACACGAATATCCGATAGTGAACGACACGTCCTTGAAATACTGTTCGTCTTTTAAGGATATTTCCTTATCGTTTGACAACACCTCTGTTTCATTATACAAGAACCTTCCACCATCATATTTATAATATGCCGGGTTCTTAACAGGTATATAATCTTTTTTCGTGATAAGTACCCTCTTATACCTATTATCCCATCCAAGAGACAGACCAAGACCGATAAATTTGTTATCCGTATCTTCTTCTGTCATTTCTGCACCGGTCAAGATATTAGTTATTCCGTATCTAAGAATCTTAAACGGAAGATGACGCTTAAGCCAATGTCTGATACCTACACTAAGTTCCTTAAGATTACGTCCGTTCGGATCGGTCATAAACACCTGTGCTCTTTTAGTATCTACCCAGAAATGACCAAATTCTGAACTAATTATTTCAGTACTCTGGGTTCCAGAATAACCAAGGTCGGTCGTGTTGTACTCCAGAGGCCGGGACGCGAACAGACCGCCGGTGCCCATCTCGGCCTGCCCTGGGGAGGTGCGCTCCTTGATTACGTCTATGGCGTTATGGAGTGAAACCTGGTCCTCAAACCTGACAAGAATCTGATCGGATTCAATACGCTTCATGTGAATAAGCTTACCGTTGCTGGTTGGGAACTCATGATAGTCCATAGGTTTGTATGTCAGCCACGGATCTGTTTGACTGTTTTCAGATACGTCAGCCCTACTCCATATAACACCATTAGGTCGCTGGTAAGCACAATCATAAAAACGACGTTCGTATGTCGCCGGCAATACATTAGGTGTCAACGTCATTCTTGATGAGTAGATAGGACTTATCTTGTAATCATTGTCCCTATGGATAGACACGTTCTTTTCTTGTGTCCACCAAGCAAAATCACCATGAGCCGGATAAAACCATTCATGAGGCTCTACTCCTTCTAATCGGAAATTGCAGTTTATTTCCGATTCTACAAGGAATTGAGGAATACCATAAGACCACAGATAAAATCTACCATCCACATATTTCTTAGCCTCATTTTCACCATTTAAATTATACAAACTTTTTCTATTTGGATAAAAAGAATACGTTCCTTTGCTTGATGATGTCCAGCTATTAAAACGTTCGTTGTCAGTATGCTCAAGCATATCTTCTCCAGTATCGTAATTAACGAAATACTTAGGGAATCCAACATTCCGGTAATCATTGTAAGCAAATGGTATCATATCCCCTATACCAAAAGCAGTATTATAAAAAAATGGGAATTTTCGCTTCATGGAAAACCTCGATATGTAGGTGTCACCGCCAAACAAAGGTTGCTTCCCTCCTTGGAAGAATCCACACCCTCCTACTGATATCCATTTTATATCTTCTATAGCTCCATACTGATCGGGCCTGTATCGCATAAGCTTCATATACGGAGAACAGATATAAGACAACATCTTCGTCCTTTCAAAAGACTCTTTAGATCCGGCATCAGAAGCCATGATAACAGGGTCATGGATACGACTTGTATCATATACCTGGGCCTGCATAGGATACGATACAAGATACTTTGAATTTAAGATGCTTGTATCAGGATCCTTTTCTCCCGGATCTCCAAAAGATAAGAACATGGAAGATTCCCTATCTATGTTATTTATAAACAAAAAATCTTTTGAAGCGTTTTGGTTATCATCATCTACATCTTCTCCAGTAACCCAAGATGATGTAGTAGACGGATCGGATATGGGGTACATACCTGATTTAAGACTCTTGGTGTTAGCCAATCCTCTTAATCTGTTTTGTTCGTATGGAGCCGTATCATCAAAGCCCATCATGCTATTATAGTAACCTACAGATGTATAATAAAAAGCATGATTCCTTCTTGGGCCATTGTTTATGAATGTCGTAAGCCAATCATATCTGTACTTACCATACAATACCGGTCTTTTGGCAAGCGTATCAGATATGGTGGCAATCATTGAAGCAAAGATCATTGCCATATTGATATTTCCTATCACACCTATATACGCAGACGTAGAACGGTTCATAAGCTCTTCTGCTATCTGAGAAGCTATGGTGGCCGTGGATTCGATGTTGGCTAATGTGGCCGCCATCTTATATGATTGTTTTCCTAATATCGTCCATTTGGGATGATCTTCAACCTCATCAAAGTTTCCTACAGACATTCCCCTTATAAAACCTTCTATAGCTACCTCCGTAGGGGTTTCAGGTTTATTGAAATAAATATCAGGAGAACTAAATGCATACCAAACGTTTCCTCTTCTGAAAAATGGGTGGGTTATAAACGATACCCTTTTTTCAGTTGCGTAATTAAAAGAGTCATCCGATAAATCATTATACGGATAATTAGGATACAGATTAAGATTCGAGTTTTGACCTGAATACCTGTACATATCGTAAGCTATTCCGGTAGCTATAACAGAACGATTAAGACGTCTGTCACCTCTATATATCTCATAGCCTGTAACCATATCTCGCTGCTCTTTGGTTATCAATCCGGAATCTACAGCAAAATCAAGGAAGACGTTAATCATATCCTCGTCTACTAATATTCCTATAGGATAAATATCGGAAGGAACATCATAAGACCTAACATCCCGGTTCATGAAAAGCATATGATCGTTGTCCGGGAACTTATAATGCCGGATAGGTTGTTGGCAAAAGACGGTACTGGTATCTACCGTACCATATTTATGACCTTTAAAAGACATCATTCCCTTGTCATCCGTAGAAGGGGAACCGTAGTATTCAGTAAGCTTGGATACGATATTGTCGTAAGCTTTCTTGGAATTGCCTTCATAACCATGATCACTTATCTTAACCTTACTGCTGTCATACAGTTCAAAATTAGCAGGATACTTCTCAGACGATTCCCAGTAAGCGAAATCACCGTACTTGTATTTCCTTGGAGCACAGTTTATGGGACGATCCCCGCATATTGTACACTGGCTGGCGTATTCCACTGTGGCCCTTAACGATATTTCTTTTGCCCGTACATTTATCCTGTCTATTTCCTTTTCTCTGATACCAAAAATATAGGGGTATATAGTTTTACCAAGGACGTAAGATGTGCCTACCAAACCTCTTGACGGATTCTTACTTTTATCCTCTTCTCCATCGTCTTTGACCTTACAGAAATCAATTTGTCGGACGGTAAAAATCCAAGGGCATGATACGATAGGGCAGTCTATGGCTACATACAATCCATCAGGGTACTTATCGAAGAAAGATTCGCCTATGTGCCCAAAATAAGGACGGGATGCTCCAACAATAACATAATTATCGCCTTCATCCATGACCTTCTTCCAATCAAAGTTGAGATCATCCTTATCTATCTTCCTATTGCTTCCCTTGTATCTTGGATCTAATGATTTCCAGAAAGAAAGACGGACATATTGTGTGGACACAGCATCCATAAGACCATCTATTTTACCCAAAGATTCCAGATAAAGAACTTTGTCCTTGGCCAGGAAATCAGGATCATCCCATTCTTTAGGTCTTGTAATATGAAGGAAACGGGCGTTACGAAGCACGCATTTCGTAAACCTCCATACCAACAACTCTGATGTAAACATCGTAGAACCTTTAACATTTTCAGGAATAAGAGCGCCTACGTTATTGTCAGCTGAATTAGCATAAGAGTCCCAGGTCCATCCATCTCCGTAATCTCCTTCTGGAACGTAACCGGTATCAAGGAAATTATATGAATAATCATCTATCTTCTTCTCTATCTCAGGCCAGGTGTCCCTTATCAGGGCTCCAGGCGCTATCCTTGACCTGTAGGCGTCGTTGTGGATAGTACTCGAAGAACGTCCGGCCCTCCAGTCCGGAAGACAGTGGTTGCTATCTGGGAAACAAACCTTACTTTCTCCTTTATCATCATTCCACACATCATTCATAAGAAGGTATGCTCCAAGAAGTGTAGAAGATGACTGGAATGAGTTATAATCGCTTCTGGCAACAGTAGGATTAAGACAAGGCTCTTCTATAAAACATCCGCAAGTACACGGCATAGAATCCAGAACATAAATAGCTTCGGCTATAGACTGTAATATAACAGACGGTTGTAACAGAGAATCGTACACAGCGCACGCCTTGGTCCCGTCATCACCCGACCAGTATCCAGCCCAATGACCGCCATCTTCGTCATCGGCAAAGAAATACTTATCCATGAACTCTATCATCTGTTCCTGTAGTTCCCAGTTAAATAGCACAGAATACTTGTCTTGCTTTTCACCGCCGGTAGTATATAGGTAGTCGGTGGATACGTGCTCCATATCCTCAAGATCCTTATACGTATATTCTTCACGGAAACCTACAATACGATCTACCGGAGCTGTAATAAGCGAATACTGGCGGTGCGCATCAGTACACTCGGCTCCAAACTCAGGAGCCTCGATACCATCTATAGCTTCTTTTTGTTCCTCCGTATTAGGATCGTCAGAGTCTCCGTAGCTGTTGAATATATCGCATATTTCGTTGGCAGCAGCATTATTAGGTTCTTCTGTAGCGGTATTACATGCGATGTCTTTTATATTAGATGAAAAATAATTAATCACCTCATCTATTATAATCTGACTTCTGAATGTAAAACTAACGTTCGTATAAGTTTTAAAATCATTTTGCAATGTTATAGTTTGACCGATAGTAGCCGGATTTTTACATTCTTCTTGTCCGGTTTCTTCATCATCAAAATCCTTCGGATCTCCTGCCGTATTATAATACTGCCACTTGAATTTACGCTCTTGCCCTGAACAAGGTGGAGCATATTGGTTTATGGACTTATATACCCTATCGGTATCCTTATTTTCTATTTCTGCCGCAGCATCTTTATAAGGGGGAGGTATTAACACAAATGCCGGAGTTTTATAACCGTTGGAGCACTTAAAAGAAATAGCAAACGGATACACTTCATTTCTCATATACCCCACATACAATGAACAGGCATTACCATCCTTATACAGATCTTCGTGGGCTACCGATGCCTGCCATTGAAGGAAGTGTCCCATGAGGGAAACTACAGGCTGTAAATTCCATTCTTTTTCCGCCGTAAGACCATATTGAAGAAGACGATTCCCGACAGCCACAATCCCCCTTGATGTGTTATACACAGGTTTTTTCAAGGATATGTGTTCGAATGTAGTACGTTTGTTATTAAGATCCGAATAATACAATATAGTCTTTTCTGATACAGGATGGATACCTTCTACAAAGTAATCAACAACCGGTTGAGTTTCTCCGTTGTATCCTACTGTATTTTGAATGACAACAACCTTAAAATATTCAACTTGACGATCTATGTTAGATACGACGAATCTAATACCTAAATTAGTACGTTCTCCCCATTTGCCATCTTTTTGAGTAATATACTGTTCATCGAATATAGGGACAGGATTAGTAGGATTAGAATAACTTCCAAGCTCGTTTCCAAACTCGTCACAAGGAGCCACAGTAGCCTGGTAGACGCCTGAGCGCAGACTGCCCCCGTACTCTATCTGAGCCGGCTCTATGCACATGGGTTTGAGTAGCGGAAACACCCTAAGTTTCTCACATGCCAGAAAACAGCCATTCTCCTGCATGAACTTTTTCCTATCGTATTCTTTATCACATATCTTATACCCATGATAATGATACCATATATCACCTTCATCATCAGGAGTCAGGGCCTTATCTACAATAACATACCTGGGAGGATTATAATCGTCAGTCCAGTAAATGCATTTCCCACATTTCTCTGTCTTTATTTCTATGGTTTTTATAGGATGATAGATAGAGAATTTAAGGCACGGATCTTGCTCGTTGTCTTCCAGCAAAGTTTTCATGCCAGAACACAACGACTCCGATCCTTCTACCATAGATTCTATATCGGAGTCGGATAAGATACTTGTATCGGATTCAGGCTTGAAATAAGTTATTTTAGATACGCCTGTTTCAGGATTTGTTATAAAAAAATAGATATTGCCTGAAGTAAGATCATTCTTGTAACCAATAACTTTAAACCCATCGAAATCAATGCATTTAAGGTTACTGTGCTCATTAGATCTCATCCCAACATTACCGTCCTCGGATTCGATGTTGGCATTCAAGGCAAACGTATAATGCTGATCCGTAAGACTCGACGGATGCAGATCGCGATTCATGCCTGTTTGAGGAATCGCTATGTTTCTGTTATCTTCTGATGCCATCTTTGTAACTGTTTGTCACAAAGATAGCAAAAGAAGAACTAACTCACACAACAGAAGCTACTGGAATAACAAAACCTTGCGCCATAGCTTTATGGTAGTCTCCTGTTAAATAATTATTGTTAAGGTGATTATATACAACTTTACACCACAAATATACCGAATTGTTTTTATTTATAAATAATAATTCCTACATTTGTGCCATGAGATTAGTCGAACAACATACAATCAAGCCAAGTTCTGTTTATTACAATGAACTTTATGATCTATTGCATAAGTGTAAAAACTTATACAATAAAGGATTGTATGTTGTTAGACAACATTATTTTCAATACAAGGATGATAATACTGTAAAGTACAAATATCTCAACTATTATTCTCTCGAAAGAGTGTTGAAAACAGAAAATGATGTTGACTATCGTGCTTTACCAGCACCAGTTGCTCAACAGGTGTTGATGATGGTTGATAGAAACTTTAAATTTTTCTTCAATCTCTTTAATAAAAAGAATAGAGGTGAGTATTCCGAATTTGTTAGAATACCTAAGTATCTTAACAAAGATGGTTTGTTTCCTGCTGTTTTTACAACAAATGCTTTTTCTCAAAAATGGATAAAGCAAGGCGTTGTTAAGTTACCAAAACAATTTTCCTTTACAACAAGGACTAACAAACAAAATATCCAACAACTTAGATTCATTCCTAAGAATGGGTATATTGTTCTTGAAATAGTTTACAACAAGAAGGAAAAGGATCTTATGTCAGATAATGGAAACTATCTTGGTATCGACATAGGATTAGATAATTTAGCATCTTGTGTTTCTAACAACGGTTCTTGTTTTATCATCAATGGTAGACCTCTGAAGTCTATTAACCAATATTATAACAAAAGGTTAGCATTCTTAAAATCTAAGTTAAAAGATAATAAACATACTTCAAAACAAATAAGGTCATTAACAAACAAAAGGAATAACAAGATCAAAGATTATCTTCACAAGGCAAGTAGGATATTGATTAATCACGTAGTTTCCAATGGTATTAATACGATCATAATCGGTCATAACAAATGCTGGAAACAAGAGATCAATATCGGAAAACGAAATAATCAGAACTTTGTATCTATTCCTTTTAATATGTTTATTTCAATGATATCTTATAAAGCAACATTAGAAGGAATAAATATTAAGATCGTTGAAGAATCTTATACTTCAAAATGTAGCTTTTTGGATAATGAACGGATTTGCAAACATGAATCTTACAAAGGAAGAAGGACCAAACGAGGATTGTTCAAAACTTCTTCTGGTAAGACAATTAATGCTGATATCAATGGTGCTTTTAACATCATTAGAAAATCAGCAAAAGAATCCTTTGATGTAACGATGTTACCAGAAGGTAGAGGGTTTTGGTGGAACCCAGTACGGATTTCCGTATAAATGTATATTATTTTACGCTTTTGGTGTAAAGTGCTATATAGTCACATCTCCAGGTTCTATTTCTGTTTTTACACAATGATAAATAGCTCCATTACCAGATCTTTGTTCTTCAAAATATCTTCTCCTACTCACGATAATACTCCTTTCTGTAATATTTCAAGAAACTAAACCCTTCAGACTCTCTTCTAAATATACCAGGTTTGTTCCAGTCATTTTCAAGATCGAAGGCCTCTCTTTCAAATACGATATTGTGATATGCTTTCTTGTGATTCCGGTATATACACAATCTTATTAGGTATTCAACCAGATACCATACATAGTACAAAAATACCGGGATAGTAAGCAGCCACAACATCCACCATCCTGCATGGCCGTTAAGACCAGATACTAATGCTATGATTGAGATGATTATAAAGCCCGTAGCAAACAACGCCTGATATTGATTACAATGCGTCCCTTCATGATATTCTGCCTTTAATGATATGGCATCACGTTCGGTAAATACGGCTCCAAACAGCATAATTGTTTTATAGCCGTCAATGAACGTAAACAACTTAGCTATCTTAGAATTGTAATAGATTTTCATTTTCCGAATTTAATTTTGTACCAGTTACACAATATCAAAAATTCAATAGGTGAATTAACACCATCCCATTCCCATTTATCTAAATAGGCCCTGAGTTTATCTCCTTCAACGCATTCGGCTTCTTGCAAGAAGACAAGATGAGGCATAAATAACTCCGATCCTTCCAAAGACTTATTAAAGAACTTAACCAGCCTCTTATTAAATCCAGGACCGTACCATGATTTTTCATTTGTGGATCCAAGACAATAGTAAGAATTGTTCTTAACTTTAATACCAAACCATTTACATACGTATGGATGATATACTCTATCTGCTAAGAATATAAATGGCTTATACCATAGGCAATGCCAGAATGTACTACACTCGCCTCCGAACTTCTTAAAAGCCCATCTGAATCCTCCTGAAAAATACCAGTTGTTGGCTCCTCTCTTAACCTTAACTTTGTATTTAAGATTCTTGTTACGGTTGCTAACCCTATCCCACGGCTTGACCTTATCGGTATCCATATCAGGAAGGAATGTCCAATGATGAAGCAAGGCACTGTAATAAGGATTGTATATCTTGTGTCTGTTCCTAATAACGTACTCAAAAATATCGTATCCTACTTGCCTGGCTTCTTCAAATCCTTTTTCTAACAAGAAAGCTAATATAGGAGCCAGATTCCAGATCTGATCTTGTGAAGTGAATGGAGAGAGGCATGGATCTTCGTCTTTTAACTCTATACCATTAGTGTACCCGGAACTTATTTTGGTAAGACCGAATTTGCTTGCATCTTCGCTATGGATATCGTCTCTTAAGAAAAATCCTTTTTCGAATTTGAAATAAATACCTTTATTGTTATTAAAAAATAGATCATAAGTAGTATCGGCAAGACGGGTAAGCACCAGTATGGCATTACGAACATCATCTTTTGTCTTGTAACCAAGAATCATTTCCGTATATACAAGCTGAAGATACTGGGCCAGGTTAATGGTTCCGTCGCCGACCCAGCCTACCCCGTTCTTCACCGACGACAGTGGGATGCACGAGGCCTGCTCTGTGTAGCTGGAATCATAAACGAAATCCCGGTAAAACACCTCCTTGATCTTATTGTATTTATTCCACAGATCTTCCATGCCATTACCCTATTACGATCACACAATCTCGTTTTTCTTTATTGTAGACCATCGTCCCCATCTTAGCGTACAGACCTTTTATATTTTGGTAATTGGTTTCACCATTAGCCGAAACGTTGGTAGTAATGCTGTCGGAGTAAACTTCTTCGCCGCCTTCGTTAATGAAATTAAATCCTTGTTTAACCATCTCTCCTCCAAGGTAGGCTGTAAAAGACACAACAACATTTCCTCGTCCTCTATTCCCATACCAATTACCATAGATATCGGCATTGATATTAGGCTCAGATTCGTCCATGCCCGGCGCTGATAGCAAGGTCTTCATCTTAATAAGTGCCCCTTCAAGTCCTGACTGCATGTTATCACCACCATAAATAAGGTAATCACCTACCTGTTGTTGGGTAGTAGCCCACTGCTTACTCCATCCAACGTATTTATTATCTACATCCGAGATTCCTGTATTGGTGAACCCAGTTGCAGTATCAAAATCAGAACCGTCTTCTGATTCCCATTCGTATCTAAGAACAAGATAATCGAACTCAGGAATTACAACGACCTGCTCGCCGGCAGCTTGTGTGATTGTAACACTCTTACTCTCTCCACCAGCCGTTACCTTAGCTACGCCTCTACGATCTTCAGCTACCGGATTAGGGCCGGCTGTGAAAATGATGTTTGCCGGTCCTACGCCTCTCATTTTGTCGGCGGTTACTATTTCGCTTGCTTGAACTTCCAACATATTATTTAATCTTTAAAATTTCAAATACATATATTCAACTCAACAAAAATACTACCGGGCAGTACATTGTTTCTACCAAACTCGCATCTCCTTTAAATTGTCTGATTGACCAAACAATCATAGATGCGATAACGCCAGATAAATATATAAATAAGGCTACCTCAATCATACCAATTTAAGTATGTTGTCAATTACAGGATACGCCTTAGCATATATCTCAAACTCAGCACGCCTCCGTCTAAGAGGTTCGTACATGCCTTTCAATGTCATACCCATCATCTTAAGTTCGGTCTTCGCATTTTTCAACTTAACCAAATCTTGTTGTGCATACAACTTAAATAAGTCGGCTGCACCCTGAGCTTCTGCATTATACATCAGTTCCTCAAAGAATCTCATCTTCACAAAATTATCGACATAATCCAGGACCAGACCCTGCGGCGTGTCTGGTATGATTATGTTAGATTCTCCGTCAAAAGGAAGAGACCGGTACTGCATGTAAATAGGACCATCGAAATTAGCATACAGGAATCCGTTTACGATGTTTATCTCATACGGACTATCCTTTATTACCTTATTCCGGCATTTACTCAAACAAGAATCACGAAGCATAGGCTTAGCAAGACCTAACATTATCGGTCGGTCATAATAGCAACGAACTTCATGATCGCGATCATGAACATTGATATAAAATTTTTCAACTATCACTTTCTCGCATTCGTCTTTACAACATTCATCGCAAGAACACCACCTATAACTTCTTTCAGTGCGTTCTTTCCAAGCTATTGTATTTTGAAGCTCTGGTATTACCTTATCACCTTCCGGCACCTCATATCCCTTGAAATCGCATTTAAATGCCAGAATAAGATCAAAGTAATCTCCCGGCATACGAGCCTGTCCTCGCTTGACGTCTACTACCGCTTCTTTGCGCATAGTAATATCGCCTCCAAACTTCTTCAGGGCAATTTCTACCCATTTGTAGATGGATACCTCATCTATCAGATCACGCTTGTCAAATGATCTTAAAGACGATTTTAACTCTATGATATAATTTTCGACTGTCATCTCTTAAAAAAAAATGGAGGACAGGAAACAAACCTGACCTCCACAAAGATATGAATAATATGTATAACGCCCTATTTTGTGTTTTCAAAAGTTAGGATCTTCAAACTTGCCGTACTTCAAGAAAAGGCTCCTACACTTTTCCTTTATCCCCTTAAGTGTGACTTCATATCCAGCACCAGTCATGTAGATGGTTTGCTGATTAACTCTTTCCCCGGAATATTTGTCAACAAAATAAGATCGATAAACACCAAACTTGTTCTTAACAATATCACTGTACAGCTCCCATTTACCCTGTCCATTCCTGAACATAAACTTGACTTCCTCAAGAAACAAACGAAGATTCTTTTCTGCGATGATGATTCCATTCTGCTCAAGCTTCTTCGCCACATCTCTTATTAGCCACATGTTTTCATGATCCACCTTCTTAAATGACTCAGAAAACTCTATATCCCCTTTCTTTTCTTCTAACGTATTTACAGCTATTTCTTTTTCCATTCTTTCTTGCTCTGCCCTTTTATGTTCAGCCAAAGCAATAGCTTCCGCTTGCTGAGCTCTACGATACTGCTTAGCCCATTCTTCGGCTGCTTCTGCCGGATCAGTAAAATTTGGAATAGAAACCAAGTTTGATGTTAAAAATTCTTTTATCTTCGAGTTACACCATAATCTAAAATCAGTATCCAATCATCTCGCAAAATCTATGGCGAGATCTTCAAACATCCATGTACCTCCTCCATTTTCAGGACTTCCAAGCATAGTTGTAACTATCTGATTCTCAGAAATGTGGGAAAATTCCACCATTGACTTAATTAATTGATTTACAGACGGCAACCTTAGATACTCGGCAGGTTTCTTATTGAATGCTTTTGCCATCTGTGTGGCATTTAGCAATATACCATAAGAAGTTTTTATAAAAGAAACATTATGACCATTATAGCTAAAAATTTTAGATAATTTTACAGATAAATCCATTTCGTTGGATTCTGACGTCAAAATAATGTTACTATCCTTCGCATTGTTTTGAAAATTGTTTACCTTTGCCTCCATAGAGCTTTATTTGTATAAAGATATTTTGTTAGCATTATATCCGTCCGCTTGCGAAAGTAGACGGATATGCAAAAGTAGCGATTATCCTGTATCCACAAAGGGTGATCGCTACTTTTTTTCTACGACTTTCTATGTCCTAATTCTTTATCTTCGAAAACTCTCTTAATCTGGAAATCTTTAAACACTCTTCTTTTAGCAAGTATTTCATTGTACATAAATCGGTATCTTCGTCCTTTATTCATTTTAACCCTTAACTTCTTTTTTAAACTATCTTGTATTACAAAATGGTAATATCTTTTGGAGTCTGCGAAATCCATAGCCAGGTGGTTGTAGAGGTAGCCGTTGGTGCCGAGCCTGCTCACGATGTCCAGGTCCCGCCTGACGGCAAAGCGCTGCCCCGGTATAAGCACATGGCATAAGTATCCTACGTTATCTACGTAAACACCGGCATCAGCTTCCACATAATGTTCTGATACGGTTTTCCATATAATAGACAACAGTCTTAAAATCTCTCCTCTGTCTCTTATCATGCCTTTCTTAAAACCATTATTTCTCTTCATAAGACGATGGTAGTAAGCTGCAAAATACGGTGATTGTATTGATGTTCTTTTCATAATTCAAAAATTAAAATTATACATTTCAGATAATTAACATTAGAATATATTGTTGCGTCAAAATACTATTCTATATTTGCAAAGTCTACCGATCCTCACGGACAGGTAGACTTATATTTTACAAAATTAAAATCGTAGTAAAGTTATGAAATCAAATGTTGTTTTACAATCAAAAGATCGAGTTTTGTTAGGAATGAACGTGTCTGTTATGTCTAAAGATGGTTACATATGTATAACAGACGCCGTATCGGCCATGAACAAAAAAAGAAAAGAAAAAGGGTTAAAAGAAAGATGGATTAACGAAATAATGCTAACTTCTTCTTTTAGGGAGAGATGTTTCGAGCTTTTTAATAAGTTGAATGACAGGGACTTATTGAGTAGGAGAAATCTCGGACTCAAAGATAATATCCTGAATATCAGCAGTGTAATGGATCTTGGTAAATTAGACCTTGCCTACAAAAAAGGAAAAGGAGTAGATCAAAAATGGTTTGTCAATCCATATCTGTTTGTTATGATTGCATTAGAGATGGATCCAGAAATTTACGCAGAGGTTGTCATTTGGCTCACAGATGGTTTGATAGAAAACCGGAACGAAGCCGGCGATGCATACGTTAGGATGTGTAGCGCAATAAGCAAAATAGTTCCAAACAAGAATGACTTGAAAGACAATATAAAGAGAGTTGCTAAAGCTATTAATTTCATTGTTTTTAATAAACACGAAGATGGGATAAGGAATACTGCCAGCAAAGATGAGCTCAATGACATAATAGCTATAGAGAACGTCATAGCCTCTGTTATTGATGACGGTTTTATCAAAGATTACAATTCTTTGATAAATTACCTCGGAGATAAATGGAAAAGAAAATGGGGAAACCCTGTTCTTGCATTGAAATAGTACAAAAAAACACCCGGCCAAACTATATAACTATGGCCGGGTGTCCAATAAAAAGAATCACTGAACAATTTGACTTTTCTGATTGGAATCAAGATTCGGATTTTCATCAACAGGAATCTGTAGCCTGAACGCTACTTCCTTTATCGTCTCTGCTACCACGTACTCAATTAGCTTGATAGGACAGATAAATTCGTATTCCCATTCAGACTCGCACCCTTTAGGTGTAGGATCACAAGCCATTAACTCCAGAGCCTTCTTTCTTCTTGTTGTAAAGAACTCTACGTTAATAAGCTCTATATGGAAATCCGGTATATAAATATAGTCGTTTTCTACATAATAAAAAGGACGCCGTTCTTTAACGTATTTAGCATACGGTCTTTTTTGTTCATTACGATACGACTTTATTTCAGCAAACTTAAAAAATATGGTGTTATCTACGTTAGTCACCTTAGTAATAGCCGGTCTAAGGGCAGAATAAAGAAGTCCTGGAAGCTTATGCTTTGACCGCATCAAAGTATTACATAACGCAAATTCGGCATCGCAGCAAACTATTTTATCAACTTCAATCATCTCCAGGCAAGTAACGTAAGTTAGGAGCCGGTGGTCACCAAGTAACGTCCCATCATCCCACCTCTGTGCTGTATAAGATTCGGCTTTAGTTCTACCGATATTCAATATCCATCTCCGACTAACATGCGAATCTTTGTCAAGGGCATGAATACCGTTTACGACTCTTGATACAAATTCACCATTAGTAATCATGCTCCCCTCCTTTCTTTTGCTCTTGATTCTCTTGATTTAGCATTCAAGATCCTCATATAAATATCTCTTTCACTCATGCCGGATATGGTTTTTATAGCCTCATCCAACATAACTTTCGTATATAAAGGTTTAGGGAATCCCTTTATCTTAACCGGATCAGGAACTAACTTCGCCTTCCGATATTCATAAAATCTTTTAGAAGTTACATTAAGATAAGAAACAGCCTCTTCTCCGGTATAGTACTTAGCCGGATTAGCAAGCTGCATCCATGTCTCAAGATCGTTGGCTGTGAGATGATCGCATTCTCCGCTTAAAAACATCTCCTTTATCTTATCGCATACCGCCGCACCGCTTTTACGCAGCGTCTCTGTCAGAATTTCTTTCATTTTCAAAACATCCTGTTTTAAATCTTAAAACAATAGAGGCAATGATTATCAAAAGAGTAACAGCCATAACAGACCACACTACGATATTGTGTTCAATAGGCATCTCAATATTAACCGTAACCCATTCTACACAGATATTAAAAATCATGCTATAGATCAATAACCTATGCCATATACAAAACCTGAACATTCTTGAAAAAGCCAAGAGAAATAGGTCCCATGATAGAAAATGACCTAATATCGGATACAGCCAATTAGTGATACTAAAAGGATAAAACTCATCAAAAATGCTGGCTAACATAATAACCTGCATCAACACAGGATAATACTTCACAAACGTCACACAGACATTCCTTTGCCCTTTACTAATAAAATTGTTGCTCATAATATGTTGTTGTTATGTTATTAAAATGGGGAAGGCGATCAGCACCTTCCCCTGGTTTTCAATCACTTTTTAGTGCTCGTCTTCTTTCTTTTCATCTTGCCTCCAACACTACCGCCTTGGCGCATTTTAGGTTTGTCTTTCTTATCGACTTCACCACCCTGACGAGCTTTCTTTTTACAAGCCATGATACTAAAAATTTAAAATTGAATGATGTGCAATATTAATCATTTTTGTTCTAATAACCAAAATGAAATACAGCAAAAGGGGCAATTAAATTAATTACCCCCTAATATGCTTATCACAACCTAACAGATGCGGTTGGTTTACCCCAGAAACTATAAACACATCCGTTTTCATCACTTTCCATAGCCATGCCCGTAAATGGATTAAAGCCACATCTTACCCAGCATCCACAGCTTTTAGCGTTGCAAGTATCAGATGATCCACCACAAATAGAAGGAGTAGAAACAGGCTCTCCGTTTATATAAACAGGTCTGTATTTCAATGCGAAATATCCATTCTCGACACTCGTACAGAAAATACCGGTAACAACAGATCCGGCAGGAACATTAAGACGTGATCCGCCCTTCGTACTTACGGTTGCTGTTTGAGTCTCTCCTCCGTAAGTTACATTCACACCGCTTTGACCTCCTTCAGGTATCAATGGCGCATACCAGAATTGGAACTTTCCGTTTTCATCCCCTCCCATGTACATGGCCATTATAACATTTCCGCTCGGACAACTGTAATTACATCCCTTCTTGTTCATAGTGGCAGATTGCTTTTGACGAGAACTGTCACCTATTAAAGAAATAGTAACAAGAGGCTTTTCTGCCGCAGCTTGTTGTATGTTAACAGTAAGTGTCTTTCCTGTAGCATTCTGCGAGAAAACAACTTTTCCCTGACGAGAAGAAGATGTGCTTGTGTTAGCTGTCATAGTTATCTTAGCTACCGCCCCCTTATCTGTTGGAGAATCGTAATTAACAGAGCACCATTCAGGCTTAGTTTTTACACTATATGGTGCATAAGACGAACCTATGGTACTAAGTATAGTATATTGAATGGTTTGAGAGACGGCTGTTCCAGACCATGACTTATCTGATGCTGCTCCATTATCAAAGGTGAAAACAGATACAATCTCTTGAGTTATATTCAAAGTGATTTCTTTTCCTGATTCATTTTGAACAAAAACAATTGATCCAGATCTTTCAGTTGTCTCAACATTAAAGGTTATAGAAACTACAGCTTTCATGCTTTCAGATGTCTGGTCTCTATAATCAACAGAACACCAAGAAGGTTTTGACTTAACAGAAAAACCTATATATGAATCGCCTTTTGTACTTATAATAACCTCTTCAATACTATTGGAGTTACCAATTACAGACCTCGACTTGCTCGTTCTTCCATCATGGAACTGAAATTCGTATGGAGCATATCCACATTTTCCAACTTCAAGCTCGTATTTTACATCTTGATTTCCACAATTATCGTAACGAACGTATTTTACCTTATTGCTGTTGCTATTGCTTCCACATCCAGCTTCTTTCCAAGAACCGTAAGATCCACAATTACAACAATTCCTACAACTTACAGAATATTGACGATTTATGCTACCATAACAGCTATCACGATAAGCATCATACTGAGTATGGCCCACACAATCTCCTGTTCCGTAGTAAGACCAGGCTGTACAAAATTCTCCACCTCCATCAACCCATCTTGTGTTGTTGTAAGAAGAAGAGCATGGATTGGTGTCACGTTGTTGCTTCTGAGACGTACAACCGTAGCAACGGGTACTTCCGATATCCGACCAAGAAGGAGTTGTGCTATCAGCTACACAATCACCATTTTTGTTAGCTACTGCCTGACCTTGGGAATTTACAGCATCTTGAGCCTTCTTATTAGCATCAGCTTGACTGATATTGGACGTAAATGGACCACCTACTTGATCTTGTGTTACGGTAACAGAAGAACCATGCTGACAGGTTCCGCAATTGTTTCTGGTGAAAACCTTACTTGCCTTACCAGTCCAGGTACAAGTTCCCTGCGCGTCGGCAAGAGCCTGCCCCTGCTGTTCAACGGCAGCCTGAGCCTTGCTATTTGCGTCTTCCTGACTTACGGTAGACGTAAAAGGACCGCCAGTTACATCATCTTGGTCTATGGTAACTTTAGATCCGACACCGCCGTCAGCACATTGCTTTGTAAATTGCTTGCTATATGTTCCGGTCCAGGTACATACCTTATCTCCACCTTCTACCCATCGTTCATTTTCTCCACCATAGCATTCGTTGGTATTAACCTGTTTTTTATAAGATTTACCACCTTCACATTTGGTTTCGAGCGGTTCCGAATCTTCCCATACAGGATCGGTGTTGTCCATTTCGCATGTCCCGTTCTTGTTAACATAAGCCTGACCTTGGGCTTCTACGGCTTCCTGAGCTAATCTATTTGCCTCTTCCTGGCTTTCATTAGAATAGAACGGTCCACCTACCATGTCTTGTGTTACGCTCATCGGAACACCATGCTGACATGATCCGCAATTGTCTTTCGTAAATTCCTTACTATATACGCCTACGAACCTACATTTACCTCTCTGGTTGGCAATATCCTGTCCTTGGGCTTTAACAGCAGCCTTGGCCTTATTATCAGCATCTTCTTGACTTACGAAAGAAGTAAAAGGATTGCCTTCAACATCAGCTTCACTTACCTCTACTTCTGTTCCTGAATCCGGTATCTCACAGTCGTTCTTCTGGAACGTTTCTGAATAATGACCGGTCCAGGTACATACCTTATTTCCGCCGTCTACCCAACGTTCCTGATTATGAGTTTCAGAACATTCATTGGTGTCACGTTGCTTTTTCTGAGACTTACCTTCGCTACATCTAAGTTCTTCCGGTTCTACGTCTTCCCATACAGGTTCGGTGCTTAATGGCGTACAGTTACCGTTTTTATTAGCATAAGCCTGACCGCCTTCTTCTACGATCCTACGAGCTTCTGTATCTGCTGCCTCTTGACTTTCTGTTGATGTAACAGGGCTTCCATTTACCATCTCAGCCGTAACCTCCATCTCTACACCTTTATGACAAGCCTCGCATTCAGGAACGAATCTCTTGCTGTAATGACCGGTATAGACCGTCATATCTTCGCAATTCCCTTTATTATTGGCAATAGCCTGACCTTGCTCTTTGACAGCAGCCTTGGCCTTGTTATTAGCATCATCTTGGCTTACGGTAGATGTGAAAGGAGCACCAACAACATCTTGTTCGGTTACCGTAATCTTAGATCCCACCTGACCTTCAGTACAATCATTTTTGGTAAATTCCTCACTGTATTTACCAGTCCACGTGCAATGGCCGTCCCGGTTAGCTATGGCCTGGCCCTGTTGCTCGACAGCAGCCTGAGCGAGCGCGTTAGCCGCCTCCTGGCTTTCGTATGAAGTAAAAGGACCACCGGTTACATCGTCTTGGTCTACTGTTACCTGAGAGCCTACGCCTTCTCCTTCACAATTGTCTTTTGTGAATACCTTGCTATATACACCAACAAATTGGTTTTTATCTATGCAAGTACCTTTCTTATTTGCAAGATCTTGTTTCTGTTCTTCCATAGCGGCCTCAGCCAGCGCATTAGCTGCCTCCTGGCTTTCCCTTGACACAAAAGCATCTGGGTATCCGGCAAGATCCCTTTCAGTCAAATCAACGAAGCTTCCGGTCTGAGATTCGGCATCGCAATCATTTTTCTGAACACGAGCCGAAGCCTTTCCTATAAAATAATTAGGATCCTCAATGCATTCACCATTAAGGTTGGCTTGTTCTTGACCGTTTTTCTCTATATCATCAAGAGCCTTCTTATCAGCATCTTCTTGACTTACGTCTGATGTGTATTTACCGGCTTCTACTGTGTAAGTGTAAGGTGCTCCGACAAACCCATCTTCGCAGTCATTCTTATAAAATACTTTTGACTTCTCTACGTTATACCATAAATTTGTTTCACAGGTGCCATGCTCATTAGCATAACCTGGACCTTCAGCTTCCAAGGCATCCAAAGCCTTCTGATTAGCATCCTCCTTAGAAACAGAAGAAGAGAAGCGGCCGGCTTCTACAACGTACTCTACCATAGATCCAACTTCGGTTACCTCACAATCTGTCTTTTGGAACATCTTGGATTTCCTGTCGTTGTACCATTTTATGGTATTACAAGTTCCGTGAGAATTAGCATAGTCTTGACCCTTGGCATCCAACTCAGCTTCAGCCTTACGGTCAGCATCTTCCTGGCTTATGGTAGAAGAGAACTGCCCGGCTTCGATAGTCATAGTAACCAAACTTCCTTCTTCAGTATCAGGATCGCAATCGTTCTTTCTAAACGACTTTGATTTCTTAACATTATACCACAATATGGTTATACAACGACCATGCTCATTAACCCAGTTCTGACCATTTTGCTCAATGTCTTTCATAGCCTTGTCATCAGCATCAGACTGAGATATGATAGACGTGTATTTTCCGGCCTCAACAACATACTCAAGCTCTTCCCCTTTCTCTGTTTCAGGATTACATCCTTCTTTTGTGAAAAGAGCTGACTGTCTTTTATTTCTATAAACTACCTGTTCTTTTTTTTCATGAACTAACGTACATTCTTCAGATACGCTACCGTCCCTGGAAGACACCCTTATCTTGACACTTCTGTTGGCACCAGTATCATTTTCATCAAAGTAAATATTAACCTTACTGTTAAGACCGCCTTCTTTCTTATCTATGTTCGCCCAACAATTATCTCCTTTCATTCCTAATCCTCCATCTTAAATTTTCAGGATTTGTACTTACGTTGATTACCTCCGGTGATCCATCTAAATCAAGATCAACAACATCCTTGTCCAGGTGAATCTCCTCCTTATCCACAGACTCGCATTCAACTATTTCAATAACATAATCTTTTATATTACTTTCTATACTTAACTGCGTGCTTGTTTCATCACCCTCAATTTGTTCAAATTCCTTATCCAATTTAATGTAAGGAACGACCTTTCCAGGCTGATAAATAGGAATCAGTACACCATTTATAGTTATGTTCTCATTAACTTCATTCCCATCCTCATTGCCAGGCATGGAAACAATCATCGAAACCTGGAACGTGTCTTCAAGACCCGGATCACCAGGGAAACCATAATCAAGCCTAATATCATTGACGTCAATATCAAGACCGGAAGCGGTAGTAAATGCTTTTATGACACCCTTTATATCTTTCTCACCCGTAATAAGGGCATTGATAGAAGCAGCGTTGGTAGTAATAAGGATCTGCTTGTCTCCACCAGATATAGGGAACTCCAGCCTGCTAACCGAGACTTCTGTGATCTTAATGCCTTTTTGCCTGAAAGTAATAGCTTTCATACTTTCAGTATCGGATTTCTTCACAATTCGGATAGTGATCCTATCTTCCCTTCCTTTCCAAGATGGAGCATCGAAATTCATTTTATCACGACCGACACCTTCCTTCTTGTCCGAGGTAAGCCAAGAACCATCATCCATCTTATATATTTTCTCTCTCGACATAATTATCCTCCTTAGTTTAAAGTGTCAACTCCCATTCAACTCCATCATCGACAACCACCTGAACCGTAGCCGTACCTCCTGTAGCTTCAAATGTTATGTCAGTAGGAATGACGTCGAATATCTCTTGTACACCTACACATCCTAAGCCGCAAATAATGTCCTTAAACCATTCCTCTTTAGCATATTTTTTAAGAACCTCTTTAAAGAACTCACGAAGCCAATCCGAATCAATGGATTCCTTAAGTATGGTTTCTATTATTTCCTTAAGCCAAGATTCGTGCATTTCCTCTTTCAGAATCTCTTTAATAAGCTCGACAATAGTTTCTTTATCTAACTTATCAGAAGGTACAGAACCTTCAACGAGATTACCTCCACATATAAATCCTTTGCATTTTTCTGCCATTTCTTATCCTCCTAAATTAACAATGGAACCCATAAGAACTATTTGCCTCTTCTCGGTACACGACCCTCACTTCAGCAAATTCATCTTGTTGACACATATCCCGGCAGAACCTAACAGTACGACCCTGGACTTTATACATATCAGAAGGCACGACACCTCCGCAATAAGACACAAGCAAAATCTCTGCCGGATCTTTCTTTAGAACCACATGAGAAGTACCGTCAAACACTTCTGTATTAACAGATCCACTTACGTTAATAGCCCTTGAAACGTATTTAGCTAAATTAGCTAAAGCTCCGTCTAAAGGCATACCATGATACAAACCAGCTTCTTCTATAGTTTCTCCATCATAGAATATGTTAGAAGAAGGAATATTGCAATGATGCGGGCGTTCGCACCCACCATGACTGCCAAAACAACCGTTACCTGTTATTGCCATTGTTACTCAAAATATTTATTTTTTGTTTTAAAAATTCTATTTCCCTATCCTGGTATTCCATACGGCATATCATTGCATTGATTAAAGCCGTAAGATCAGATTTCTGAGCCAGACTGAAGTAGCCAACGTTGATGCCGTCCGCGCAGTACACGCAGTTCGTGCAGGTGTATCCGTCCGGGCATGGCACCGGCGTCTCGTCCACATGTGGGACATATACGTGTTTGCCACTTAAGCCCTCACCAATTTGTGCACTCTTTTCCATTTTGTAACTGTTTTTCAAGTTGTTCAACCCTTTGTTTTAAAAGCGTATTTTCTTCAACCATCCTATCCAAAAACTTATCTATGTTTTCAAAAACCAGCTCTATATTATGCATAACCTCATTATAAGGCATACCTGGAGTTAATTTGGATATGAATGTCTTGCATCCTGTATAATGAATGCAATGATCGCTTAAATGACCATACGGGCAATCGCATTCTTTTGGAAGAATTTCGCAATTGTCCGTACAGTCATTACACGGATCAGACCCGATACAGATATTAGATCTCAGAATATCAGGTCTGTCATCTTTACAAGTGTTACATGAGTTCATGACTTTCTTTTTTTTTGGTGCAAGATAACAATTTTCATTCACACCATCACAATGAGAAGTCAATCAATGTATTCTATGTTATTAGGTGATTATATACTAAATATTATTCTAATAAAATAAGGCGGCGCCATAGTATAGTATATAAGGCTGCGCCATCAATGGGTTGCACCCATCAAACCTGCGGTTGACTGACGTCTAACAACAGTTGGGCAAGGCCGCAATAGTAGCGAAGCGAATTATGGACAGCGGTATTCGCAATCAGAGCACGAGGCGAGCACAAACCGTTGAGCGCATTACCGCCAAAACGAGCAGCCACTCTGGACTTTATACCGACAGATGAAGCCCAGTAGCAATTGTCCCATGTGTAAAAACATTCTCCTGTTCTGACACTTCCCCCTTTTTTATCCCTCCATCCGGTATAAGGGATACGGTGTAAAGCATAACTATCTCCTAAATTTTGGGTAGTTGCTATCTTTTTATATTTAGATTCAAAATTAAAAACCTCACCATTATTTATAGTAGACCTTTTCTCATATGTCCATTTCTTTTGATCTGGCTCTATATAGATATCAATAGTATTACCTATTCGAGTGACATTAGGATCATTTAAACAAGTCCCTACCTGTTCGTATCCCCCTCCGCAATACCTAAAGACGTCTCCAGACAAATTCATACCATCGAATAAAGACATCCTTAAAATAACTTCCAAATCAAATTCTGCCGGTTCGTCATTTTCGTCTAAGGCCGATATGGTACCAGTCATTTCCTTAAACACAATAACATTCATATGACCTTCGGCCATACTTTTGGTTCCCTGAACGTTCTTATACCAATATTTTCCTCCATAAAAATCAAACTCTGATCCTTCTTCTACGCCTGTTTCAAATGCAAAAGAAGCCGCCATCTGGCTTTCCATGCACTGTTCTTTAGGATACTCTGAATTTATGAGGTTAAAAAAATAAGTTGTTTTAGTAGGTTCATAATGGATAATAGAAGCATTTGTAGCCCATGCTCCATACAACCACGACTCTTCTCCTTTTTTACGGTATTTCACTCCTCCGCATTTGCGATAATTGACATCATTACCTATTCCGTTATTACTTGATATTCCGGAACCGAAAGTGTCTGGATTAACTAAGTATTTAGTACCGTACAACATTTCAAGGTATATGATATACGCATTCAAAGTCAAAAATCCACCTTCTGAAAAAGGATAAGAAGATTCAGTATCTACGTTATTAGCCCTCGAATACTTAGCTATATTGATTTGATTTACGTCATTGCTTCTCGGATAAGTTCTTCCATTTAGAAACATCGTGCAGGCGTTACCAACTCCGGCTCCGGATTTACAATTTGTTTCTCCTTCATACAAGAAAAAGAAAGATCTTGCCTTAGAGTCTACTGTACATACCGGTCCAGGAGATAAGGCCGTGGGCGGCAGCACAGGGCACGCCTGGCGCAGGTCAAGTCCGTCCAGCATAGGAACCGTGTCCGCGTCATACACCCCAGACCATATTTTCCCACTTTTGCCAACTACCTTATCAACTACATACAGACTCTTGCTACATCCTAAGAATATGCTATAATTCTTTGAAGTAGTCTCCCAAGGTCTTAAAATCCTTACCTCTGATCCTGATACATTATAAAGTTTTTGACCAATACCATACTCTTCGTAAAAAGCCTTAGCGTCAAATGCTCCGGCATCACAATACTTATTTTTATGACCGCTATCCAAATACAGTTCCACATCGCATTCGGCTCTCATTTCCTCGGTTATGCCCACCGTAGGAGCAAAATCTCCGTTTTCAAATCTAAGGAGATTATTCTTACGAAGCTTTCCGACCGGACGCACTTTGTCTCCGGTATTTTGAGTCATGTCTATAAGGTAAAAATCCCAAGAAGGGAGAAGGCTTTTGTCGCCAACTGATTCCGTGGCTTCTGGAGGAAGCTGATCCTCAGTCCAAGCGGATGCTGATCCTGAAGCACCTTCTTTAAGAACGTTGAAAGTATTACCATCAGACAAAACAAAAGGTTCAGATTCCTCCCCTTTCTTCGATAAAAACTTTTCCCTCTTACCAACTTGATTAACGACGATGCTCTTCTTGGCCTTATTCCCTTCATCAGAAATAGTGTAATTCAAAGTCGTATCAAGACCTTCATTTATTTCAGAAAACACCGACACCAGTTTGTCATTCTCGCCTTCTGTCGGATTAAATTTTACGTTGCTCATTTTCAAAAATCAAATTGACATTCATCAACAACGGGCTCGCATTTGGTATTTTCATTAACCCATTTCATGCCCTCTTCTTCCAGTATCTTCTTAGCCTTTTCATTGGCATCATCAACACTAATGAAAGACGTTACGGTACCGGCGTATATCCTCCTGTATTTCTCAGGAGCCTTCCATCCTTCCTTACAACGCTTACTAAACCAACCATGTTGGTCTTCGTTGTAATAAACGGTTTTACATACTCCAGATTCGTTAGCGGCAGCCTGCCCTTCTTGCTCAAGAATCTTCGCAGCTTCGTAGTTGGCTATTTCGGTACTGAACTTAGACCATACACGCCCAGCCTCTATCACATGATGTGTAGGTTGTTCTTGTTTTTGACCATCAGGACAATCATTTTTAAAGAAATCACCTTCCTGTCTTGTGTTATAATATACCTCGCAACAGCCACCTACTTTATTAGCATACAACGGACCTTCTTTCTCCGCAAACTCTTCCGCTTTCCTATCTGCATCATCCTGGCTTATATCCGAACAAAATTCAGCCTCATGAACGATAAACGTTTCTTCAGAACCAAGATCTTCCGGACAGTCCGATTTCTTGAAAGCTTTTCTGTATTCTTTGTTGTAATACATCTTTTTCATGACAAGATCTTATTAAGTTCTTCTTTGAATTTCTGAATCTCGTCCGGGCACAACCCGCATTCCCCTTCACATACGATTCTTCTCATACGATCTATTTTAAGAACCATATCCATATCAGGCTTAATACCTACCTTATACTTATGATATTGTAGATACTGATCAGCCTTACATGCTATAAAACGATCAGCGCACTCACATAAGTAAGATGAAGGGAAAAGAATTTGCTGTGTACTTCCGGTAGCTGCCATATTATTTCACGGTAAAATACCTGGCGTATTCTTTATTTATGTATTCAGAATAAGTAGCAAGATCATCCGGATCCGGGCACTCGTTCTTCAAATTAACGATCCAACCTCTTACCAGCTTTTGAATATCAGCATACCTTTTACTTACACCTCCTACAAACCTGAACTTGCGATGAAGGTCTATAATTTTCTTGTCCAACACAGCAAGTTCATCATATTTCTGAATACAAGCCGCATTAGAATCAGCTTTAGGTGTCGTATTCGACTGAGGCTTTATAGCCCGACTTTTATTAATAGAAGCAATGTTGCTTCTTCCACATCCGCATCCCATAACTTATTGATATTTAATTGATTATATTTTACAACCACAATTTTCACAATTATTGAGAACGTAAATCAATTTAGATGCTTTTTCATATAATTGTTTTACGTTTTCAAAATTCCCTAATCTCATATTGGCTTCAGCCGCAGCCAGCAGAAACTCTATTTCTTTTATTTTGTCAATAACGTCATCATCCTCATGATCACATAACACAGTTGACCTGGCCCATATCTTATCTATGTTAAGACGGATCAGATCTGTTTTTAAATACTTTCTGTTAAATGAATAAGAGGAAGGACTGCCTTTTATGGTAATATCGTATATACCATCTTTTAGGTTTTCAAAATCATTTCCGCGACCCGGATTTATGCCAAGGGTCTTACTGTTGAATACATTCAACTGATTCTTACCAAGATAATAAACATACTTATTCTCATCTTCAGGTGGTACGATCTCTATAATAGCCGGTCTGTCTGCCAGTATCCCCCATTCCGACTGATCGGCTATACGAAGCGTTTTAGGGTTGTTGGTGCTTATAACCTCAAAATCAAGATGAATGTTGTTCATACTCTCTTCCCATCCCATTCTGGTAAGGGAATCATCGTATCTGGCTGTTATATCAGCTCCCTCTACTTCAGTACTATTAACACGTACCTCGGTACCATTTATCTTGACTCCTACTATTTGGGCCACCAACGACTTAGCCATACCAAACATAGGAACAATGATTTCCCCGTTATAATCAGTTCCTTCATTTGGATACTGCACTACCTCCGTCTTGTACAGACCGTCATTTCTTCTGGCTACTATTCTAATAACCATCTGATTTTCTACATCGTAGTCGGTCATTACTATCCTGACATAGAAAATATTATTCCTTATCTGTGGTAAAATATCAATGTAATTCATTTCCTTCTCTTTTTCTACAAAGATATAAAAATGAAGCGATAAAACACAACACTGACGTATATTGCTATGGAGAGCAAGAACCCTACCCGCACATTCGAAGATCTACTCCGTATTCCCGGAATATGTCGTCGAAGGATATATCTTCGTCGGAATAATACACTTCGCATATCTTACGGTACTTTTTCAATGCCAAAATGTACAAGCTCATCATGTTCTTGCCTTTTATTTTCTTAATGGCTTTTGTGATAACCTCTTCAGTAGATACACTCATTAGGACATTATTAAAGAAGGTCCTAATATTGCAACCAAATCTTTCTTTAACCCTACTCCTGAATAGTCGATACAAGGTTGTGTTCTTCAACGTATTCAAACCATTCTTCTTCAACCTTTTATTCAACGACTCAACAGCTTTATCAGAAAAACATGTGCGATTTTTCCCTTCTCCATCCACATATTCAGAAAACCAAGAATGGAGCGTTGTGGGATTCTTCATAATCCTATCAATGAAAGAGTCAATGATGTGAGTTCTAAGATCACGCTTGTGAGCATGACAGGCCGCTATTTTCTCCTCTCTCTTTAATGACATGTCAAGACAACGAAAAACTCGACAACTTTCATCTATGAAATATTCAGGATGCTCTTTCTTAAATTCCTCACGATAAGCCTTGTATCCTACTTTTCTAAGGTGAGATATCTCAGAATTTATATAAAACCTAACACACCTGCCCTCAGTCTCCTGAACCTTTATACTATATGGAACCGATCGACGACCGTATATAAGATAATCGTACACCATGGCCTCCACAAAATCAGCATACGGGAAATAACGGCCAAATCCGTAGTTCCAAACAATAAAACAACGCACTCGATCTTTCCAATAGTCGGTGATTACAAAATTACTGCTATATCTTAAATTGAACTCTTTTTTAAAGAAATGACCTGTTTTGCTATCATAATTAAGATTAAAATATCTTAAATTTCCTAAACATTGACCTTCCGGTCTACGCACTACATTATAGCTAAAACGGTTATACTCATTGCGTATAACCTCTAAAGGTGAGACCGACTCTTTCTTAAGAAGTCTGTCGTGAAGCTTGCGCCCGTCTTTTATTTCAATTATATTTACGCTCATATTATATTTACGTTTTGGGCAAATATAGCAAACCAGTTTGCTTGCTCCAAATTTTGATAAAAATATTTTATCCTGTCCTTCGTTTGAGAAAATAGGGGGCAGGTTTTTTTGTTTGCACCTATACCATATCTCAAAACGTATCCGTATTTCTATATTCGGATCGTAACACGCTGAGCATCAGGGTGGACCAAGTTATCTTGAATAAAAACAGTCCCGATTTTATCGTTCCCGCTTTTATTCTTCATTCCCTGAATTATTATTCATCTTGTTTTAATTAATTATTTGTTATTCATATTATTTAAACTTTTAAGACCTTATTCTTTATTCCTCATAATATGGAGTGACTGAAACCGAATCGACCGAAGGGAGTGAGGTGAAGGAGCGTATTGCCCTATATGTTGTTTGGCTTATTGTTTAATCCTTTAAGTGAACGAATATCGTGACCGTAGGGAGCGATATGAGAGAACGTAGAAATATTGATTTAATTCTTTAGTGAATTTATGCCGAATCGAGCGAAGCGAGTGAGGTATGAATGAACTTTTGTTTAAGACCGTAAAGTAGCCAGTGGATAAGCGGGCAGGGCAGGGCAGGCGAGGCTGTAGTGTGTCGTAGCGCAGGACAGCCCAGGCGGCAGAGCAGGTCCCTTCAGGCCGCAGCACGAGGCAGGCCGGGTAGGTTGCAGGGTAGGGGTTGCCGTTGTAGGATAGAACTTCAGGATAGGCGTAAGACAGGCTTTGTCCGTCTTACATCAGTGGCTTCTCACCATATTCTATAAAATACACCCATACTCAAACAAGGAGAAAAACCATCTTTAGACAATCCGTATCCGGCGGTGATTCCTAATCCCCACCGTCTACTTTTTTCGTATATTATTTCTCTTTTGTGGTAGATTGTCATCGTATCTAAATTTGGTCGGTATCCACTTATTACCGCTCTATAATCATCCGTCTGATACGTTTTTCTCTGTATTGGTATATTGATATAAACAGTGTCTTTTATCGTATCTTTTTTAACTATAGCATCCATAGGGAAAGGTATTTCTACCTCCCCTACGTCAACTATATACTGAGGAACAGGAATAGGTTGGATAATGGTATCTATTACCGTATCTATTTCTATATCGTGTATTATTTCTTTCTTCTTGCATGTTTTACCAAACAAGAAAGATATAAAACACAGTAGAAGAACTCCTAACACATGACTGACTCTCATTTTTTGCCCTCCTTATCTTCGTCTAAAAGCTCTTGTATATCACCGTTGTTAATACCTTCTTCAAGCTCTTCTCCGAATGGAACTTTTTGCCACCAACTTACTTTACTAAAGAAATACTTAACGCCTTTTACTATCATCAAATCAGGTGCAAGGTCACCGAGGCGCTTGAATGCCATCCCACCGTATAATATTAAGGCGAATATCGTAATCCACTGAAGAAGCATATCTATAAACTCTGGAGATTTATGTCCTCCCATAGACATAATAAGATCTATTCCGGATATGGTAAACAACCCGAAAGAGCAGGCCGCGAACTCAAGAAGGATTTTCAAAACTCTCATTTCGCTTATGCATGTCAATATCTTAAAAGGCCTCTTTCTCTTTCTTCGGATATAGCAGTGTTTGATACTTTTTATAGTAGCTAACAAAAGATTTATAGCTAATATAAACAATATAGAATATATAAGGTGGTGAATCTCCTGGAAATTCATCCACAACGCTGATAATCCGGAAATGAGAAAAGCCCAGAAACTTTCTAAATTCATCCTTCCTACAAAACGATAAGCCATATTAGAACATAGTTACTTTCTTGCTACTTCCAAGAGAGTCATATACGTCAATATGGACCCAATTGGTACCTGATTCTAATCTAATGGGACAAGGAAGTAAATCCTGCGACTGAATTATTTTATTCCTTGTCTCTTCTGCCGTCATGCCCTTGGCATCGAAATCGATGGCTGCTCCAAGCATATGAGGACTGATATACAACGACCCTGATACGGTCTTTGATTTTACTATATCCGAGATATTGTTCCTAAACCCACGCTCATCAAACCTTCCACCTGACTTCCATGTATTGACCGTCATCGGAGTTTTCAAAATGTCTTTCTTTAAAACCAGTATCGTGTGAAGCAATTCAGTTCTTAAATACCTCCAACAAAGATCTTTATCTCTACCGTATTCTTTAGGACCAACTAATTCAACAATACTAAAATACTGACTCAATTCTTTTATAATATCTTTTCTTTCCATAACTTAACCTTTTTCACAAAGATAATCAGAACCTTACCGAATATGAAAATAAGTAGGTATTGGATTAAAGAAAAACCCCTGCATAAATAAATATACAGGGGTTATCCATAACATTAACAACAAATCACGACCTAAACAACCCTTACATATCCGGCTGATACAAGATCAGCAAGATTCTCGTAAGCCAAAGGGATGCCTGAATCTCTTATGCAAAGATACTTAATTTCTTTGTCAATGTAATACTTTCCATTCTCTAAAATAGAATTATATACCCAAGGAATAGGATCGTCTATCGTACCTGAATGTTTTTCCTGAACAACCATATACAAACTTTCGGTTCCACCTCCCTGACCAGGAACCCAATCGGCTTGGAGATTGTGATTTTGTCTTACTTCAAACAGGGTCCAATCCAAATCCGAAGGTTTGTTCTTGCTACGGAAACGCTGCCCTTTTACAACAGCCGTACCCATAGGAAGACCTTTGTCGCCGTAAACTCCATCCTTATCCCAAATAGGGTACAGCCCCTTTATCTTAAGAGCAAGATTCTGGTCGGTATTTTCCAGCATAGCCGGCGTGTTGATCATCGCCCTCATATACATAGCTGTAGCCTTCTCCGGATCATTGGCTTCAAGGATCTTATTTTTTTCTATGATCTGATCCTTTGTCCTTACCAACTTCTCAGGATAGCCTTCATCTACTTTCATAGACTCAACTTCACTCCTGTTGGTTTTAGAAGCTATTTCCTTTTCTATGGCAGCAGTACGATCGTTGCACTCAGATTCATATACGTGCATTTCATTCATTGCCGTATTAGCTATGTCAAGTTCGTATTCTGAATCTGCTACAGATACAGTATATATCCCACTTCCTTTTGCTACATCAATATCGTCTTTAACCCTCTGCCTCATGCCACTGTTATACCATATCTGTTTACCATCCAGACTATAAGAACGAACAGCATCAGAATAAGCATATTCTCTGGCTTCAGAAACCTTCCTGTCTTTAGCCTTGGCAAGCAACTCCTCTTCAGTTGGTCCAGGAGGTTCCGGGTCAAGCTGCATGGCAATAACTTCTTTCACACTCGCATCAGGATTGTCTTGATGGAATTTTTCTTGATCGGAGTCAAGTTGAACCCATTTACCATCTAAGAAATCTTGGTAAGAATACCCTACTTCGTAAGAAGAGGAGTCCAACTCGTATCCTTCCCAGTAAAAACCTTTTACGTTTTTATTTACATAAAGCATACTCTATCCTTTCTATTAAGCTTGTTCACCCACTCTGATAACCAACTTATCATTGATATACCAGATACTTAATTCTATAAAACTATTGGCCGGTATCGTAACACTGTCACCTGACATGCTCTGGAACTGGCCAGAAGTAGGAAGCGGCTGCGTGATGTCTGTGCCGGTGGTGTTGTTGACCCGCACCTGCCATTCCCTCCCAACATACTCAGAAGATACGGTCATAGACAGATTCGTAGCAGAAGCGACGTTGGCTATGATATTATGAGTGTCTTTAGGAAGATTAGCCAATGTCGTAACAACCCTGGGAGCTTTAGACATAAACCTTAGATAAGACATCATAGTATTAGACAACGTAACCATATTGCTCAATGCCTTATAAGCCTTATCTTGAGTAATAGTATATGTTCCTACCTGAATCTCTATATCAGATTCAGATGTGCCTTCTCCAGTATTGGTATCTGAAAATGAAACAAATACAATTTTTAATTCAAAAACACCTCCAAGATCTTTACCTGATAAGAAATAATCCAAAGAATAGTAATTACCAGCTAACTTTCCTAACGTAATTTTATTATTGTAAGCATCCAGGACCTTCCCAAACGAAGCTTCATCAAGTGTTCCTGAATAACCTGAAAACATAGATAGATCAAGATAATTCGAATCTACTCCTGTACTTACCATACCAAGCGATTCAAGTACCTTAGTTCCACCGTCTTCAGTAACCAAAATATATTCGTTATACACGTTTTTAGTTTCTGTAGATGCCACATCGTCTTTTACAAGATACATGACATTATCCTTCGCTTCTTCAACAGTAGGAAGTTTGCTAACAATCTGTTTCTTCCACCCTGCCGCCGAAACAGCATCATCTATGTACTGTTTTGTTACATGATCTCCCCATGTCATATTACTAAGAAGAGTCTTGCTACCGTCTTGACTTCCGGCAGGGGGAGCCGGGATAAGGCCTCCTTTGCCCGACTCCGAGCCCGTCCCAGGAGCGGCCTGCACCACATTCTCAAGTCTGGAATCAACCTCCAGACCTTCGAATTTACTGTTATAACCTACTTCTGCCATTTTTTATTTTTTATTGATTTTGTCCAACAATTTCTTGATCTGGTCTACGATATCCATCACCGCGCCAACCTTGTTTTTTACGTCCTCAACCTTCTGATCAATCTTAGAATCCAAAGCCTTTAAACGGTCTTCGTTTTTACGATACACTAAATACAGAGCTAAACCGATGATTGCTATCGTAAGAATATTGGCCAAAACGCATCCGATTATTATCTGAAACATAATGATTATATGGTAGATAACGCTACCACACGCTTTAATTATTCAACTTTCCACAAATATAACAATTGTCCCAACCATAACAAGATCAAAGACGCTCGTCATTAACATCAGACACCCATTCTTTAGATGAAAGAACAGATTCAAACTCAGAAGAAGGGCTGTCATATACCGGATACGGGTATTGAGGTTCGTCATCAGCCTGCATGTCTAAAAACTTAAATAGAAGGTCATAATGTTCTACGTGTAAAATAACTTTAGAATCGTCTACGCTCGCTCTTGGGCTGTCTATTCCTAATTCACGTCTCTTTTCTTCAGATACGGAATCATATACTTCTTTTGGTATGATAATAAATTTCATATTACTTTTATTTTAGGGTTTGTAAATAGTTATATGCTTTGATACAATCGTCTTTGGAGAGGACTTGGTTACTATAAATACTCATATTTTTGAAAGCTATTTGGGTAAATAAATTACTCAGATATCCTAATAATAGCTTATTACTGTATTCTTCTAAAGAACCCACTTTAACACTTATTGGATTCCAATTTTCATCATACACAATCCCATTAGAACAAATAGCTTTAAGAGATTTAATATTTTGCAATTCAGTAAAGTTTCCTCCAACTTCATGAATGTATATACGGATGCCTGTTGGAATATTATATACGAATAACACTCTTTCTACTACAATTCCACAATTAGATCTTATCTCTGTTTCTTTAAATCTCCATTCTCCAACAACAGTAAAATCTTTATTTAATGTAACAGCATTGACTGATTTGACTTTATCATCCACCCCATCAGTAATGAGGTATCCTTCGTATTCGGGGATTTGCTCGATGGTGACAACATGATCAGGATCAAAATCTTCTGCAAATTCTACAATCAATTGTCTAATTTGAGATGCGGGTTTATTTAACATGTGTATCCCATCTGTTGTTATATCTATGTATCCTGTTGTACCAATCCACCCCCATTTAAATTTTACACCATCCTTTAATCCTGTTACTTTGACTTTTATATCATAGCTTAAATCATTTTGTTTTGGTGCAATTATTAAATTGTGATCCCCTAATGCAAACTTTGAAAAAGACAAACTATATTTAGACGAATGCTGAACTGATGGATATAATTCAAATGGAGTTTTATACAACCCATACCCACTCCCTTCTGCAAACCCAAAATTCGACAGTACAAGATCATTACCATTGCCCGTAATGTTGGCAATAGTAGCACGATCTTCGTCCTCGTTGGTTTTGCCGGTGACTGTCCATGCCTGGTCGGGAAAGAGCCAGGGATAGGTTTTAACGAAGTAGTCTTTGATCTTGGTCAGTTCTTCTTCGGTGGCATCGTGGTCGAGAAATACAAGTTCCCAAATGGCAGCGTTAATACAAGTTCCCACATTAGTTGGAGCTAATTTCCCAACATGTAGCACATCTGTTCCTTCAAAATTACCAGTTGTAATCGAAACACCATTATAACTTTTAGATGTCTGATAAGTAAGGATGTGTGGTAAATCATTTTCACTCCCTATTGCTCCAAAAGATATAGGCTTATTAAGATGATCGGCTTGTATATTTCTATATTCTAACAAGAAGGCACCATCCTTGAGCCAATTCTTTACATTAGATACTAATCCTTGGGCTATTTCACCCCTTGTAATCCACTGTCTCAACGCTACAACCGTATATCCCTTTTCCTTAGTCAAAATAGGAAAATTCTCACAAACACCGTAATCGTCTACTCCGTCAAAAACGAGTGCGCCGGGGTAGAGAGGTAGTTGTTCAACGGTAAACGAACCTACTTTGCCGCTAACATTAATATAAACAGCTAAAAAATCATCTTCTTTTATTGCAGGAATTTCAGTGATGCCATTAGAATTTAACGGTACTTTTACTGTTGTAGCCGTTGATACAGAAGAAGCATAAAATGACAAAGACAGATCACCTTCATTGTATCCTTCACTTGATATTTTTAT